CGTGATGCTCCGCCTCCGGGAAGGCCAACTGGAGCGACCTGGTGAGGACGCCGCTGCCAGCGACGCACCAGACCTCGCTCGGCTCGAGGTCATCGGCGACCTCCCTGGCATACCTGGCCAGCTCCCCGATGAACTCTGGGCAATCCACGCCGAACGGCACGTTGAAGGCGCCGCTCTCTTCGGCGTACCCCTTCGCGCGCTTCCGCACCTGCGAGAGGTACCCAGGCGCCACGGTGATGACCTGGGCGCCTGCCGCCTCCGCCGCTTTGGTGATCGGGTGAGCCTCACCGCGCTGCGCGACCACGATGGTGGCGCGCTTCCCCACCGCGCGAGCTGCCAGGGTGAGGGCGAACCCGTAGGCGGGACCGCCGTAGACGAACTCCTCGTGCTCCGCCCACACCGTGCGCATCAGGCGCTCGAGGATCACCTGCTTCGTGCCACCCTCCGTTCCCGCGTTGGTCCACACCGCCTTCCCGTCCATCACGAGCAGCCGGTTCTCCTCGGGGACGGCTGGCCCACTCGGCGCCGAGGCGCTGATGGTGGCCCACTGCTCGCGGTTCGCCGCTACCTGCTCGGCGCGCAGCTCGATCCCGGTGTAGGCGCGCCCCACCAGCGCGCTCACCACACCGCGGACGCTGCCGCCGGCGAACGGGTCCAGCACGGAGCCGCCAGCGGGCGAGAACCAGCGCACCATCAGCTCCGTGAGCACGGGATCGAAGATGCTGGTCCCGCTTCCGATCCAGCCACCGCCCTGCGCCTGGTTCCCGTTGGTGAGCAGCGTGTCGTCGCGCCCCAGCTCGCTCTTGATGCCCAGGCCCAGCCACGCGCCCTTCCGCGCACGCCAGTACCCCTGTCGCGCGTCCAGCACGCTGAACGGGGGAGCGCCGAACCTGGAGGCGAGGGTGGTGTGCGCGGCGTCGCGATCGCCCTCGTCCTGCTCCCGCTGCACCCCCTCCTCGGCGAGGAACGCGTCCAAGGCGTCCGTGTCCCACCCGATCAGCGTCAGCTCGCTGGGCCCGAAGTCGCTGAGAACGTCGGGGAGGAGCGCCGCATCCCAACGCGAGAACTCGCCTAGACGGTTGTCGGCGATGGCGTAGGCGCGCGCCTCGTGATCGGTGTGGCGCAGCGGCGTGAAGGGGAGGCGGTCGAACACGGTGGCATCCACCGAATCCGGCAGGTGCGCCACGATGTGCTCGATGGCGGCGAGACGTGTGTGACCAGCCTCGAGGAAGTTGTCCTCCGCGCGCAGGAGCAGCGCGTTGGTCCAGCCGAAGAACAGCATGGACTCCACGACCTTGGGGATCGCCTCGGCGTTCAGCCTGGGGTTGTCCTTCCAGGGCCGGATGTCCGCGCGCGCCACCATGGGGACGCCGTCCTCGGCGAGCCCCTTGAGGCTCTCGACCAGCCGCTTAAGGCGACCTGCCTTGATCTTCTTCGCCATGCCGTTTCCGATCCCTTTCAACGCACCAACGCCCCGTCACGGTAGCATGATGGGGCGTTCGCGCGTCGTTTTCAGTGATGTGGGGGTGGTGGTGGCTCGTACCTCGTCAGCCTCCGCCCCAGCGCGTTAGCCGTGTCCGCCACGGTGGCCCCTGCCACCGCCAGCGCGATGCCACCCAACTCCACGAGCTGGAGGCCACGGTAGAGCCCTACGAGTGCCAGGCGCCTCACCGGCGCACCGGCCAGTCCCGGCGTCGCACGTGCTCCGGCCAGTCCGCCATGTCGGCTCCCTTGGGGTGCTCGGTGACGACGTTGGAGTTGGCGCCCATCTGCTTCACGAAGACGGGGACGCGCGCCCTGTCGCACGCGAGGATCGCCCACTCCGCCCACTGCACACTGAACGGGCGAGCGTTGGGCCCGCTCTCCCCGCCTACGATCACCCAGTGCGGCAGGTTGGGGCGGTGCGCGAAGCCGAAGTCGATGGGGCCCAGTGCGGGCTCGTAGCTGATGAAGCGGCGCGCCCCGAGGAGGTGCGTCACGGATGCCAGGGACGGCGCGCGCAGGTCATAGGCGTTCTGGTCCTCCACGCTGACGCCGACGAGGACGTGGCTCAGGCTCCGCACCTTGAAGTCCCTGGGTGTAGTGGCGCCCATGAGGGTGGTGGCGCACTGCCTCAGCACCTCCTCGGGGGCCTGGGTGCGGAGGTCAGCCTGGTGCGCGAGCCACGATTGGAAGCTTGCCAGGCGAAGCGCACGCTTGGTGAGCACCTGGAACTCGTGGTGAGGCGCTCCCGCCATGATGCCGAAGAACCCGGCGATCTCCAGGTAGCTGAGGCTCTCGTGGAAGAGGTCCGACATGGAGTTGACGAAGATGCGCCTGGGCTTGCGCCACCTGAGCGGGTCGGTGATGTGCTCAGGGACGCGGCGCACGTTGCCGTTCCACTGCGCCTTCGGCTTCCCCTGAGGGTCCAGGCGCAGGAGGCCCTCGTAGGGCCCACCAGGGCCGGCGAAGCGGCGCGCAGTGGCCTCCGCATAGCAGTGCTCACACCCCGTGGAGATGCGGGAGCACCCGCGGATCGGGTTCCAGGTGGAGTCGGTCCACTCGATGTTCGACGAGTCAGCCACCCGCCACCTCGCTCACCGGACAGGTGCAGTCCTCGTCCATGTCGCAGTCCTCGGCGTGCGTGGGGCCGGACTCCTGGCCCATCAGACCCAGCGCAGCGATGAGCGCCTGGAGCGCTTCCTCGGCAGCGGTGAGCCTGGTGTTCATCGCCGCCAGCTCACGGAGGATCGCCTGGCGCTCGGTGTCCTCCCCGGTGCCCAGAACGCCCATCGCGACCGCGACACGCCAGAGCGCCTCCAGCTCGGTCGCGCCCGAGGCGAAGGAGCCGCCAGCATCGGCGAGCCATCCGCCCACCGTCCGGCGCAGGAGCACCTCCTGGCACGTGGCCACCTGGAGCGCCTCGAGCGTCGCCGTTGGGGCGGCGTCCTCCGAGGTGGCGTCCGTTGCAGTGATGGACACGCCGTTGTGCTCGATGCGGATCATGCCTGGGGCCGGCTCGCTCCACGAGGCGCCCCAGATCGTGTTCAACCAATCAACCCAGCTCTTCGTCATCTGACCCTTCCCTTCTGCGCGATGCGCCGATCCAAGTCCTCGATCCAGCGCACGCACACCGCCGCCACCTGTACCAGCTCACCACGGAGCTTCACAGGATCCGTCTCGTGCATCACCTCCACCACCTCCTCGAGGAGGATCCAGGCGAACGTGATGCGGTCGTTGTGCTCCGCCCAGTCCCACAAGCGGCGCATCATGCGCATGGGGGGGACGTGCATCGCCGGGCCCTCGCCATCGCCGAACCCGGTCCCATCCTGGTGGCCATCGTGCCCCCAGAGCATCACCTGGCGCATCCGCTCCTGTAGCACCGGGATCATCGCGGACCTCGCCCGTCGGTGAGAAGCCCTGTCGCGCACGGAAGCACGCTCGGCGCGTGCGTCGAGGATGTGCGTGGCGCAGATGCCGCAGACGCCGTCCGTGACGCTCGGGTGGGTGCAGTATCCGCACTCCAGGTGAGCCAGGCACCCGAACCCGTCCATGTCCGGCAGCTCCTCCCCGCACCTGGGACACGTCATGGTGGGGACCAGCTCCTCGTCCCCAGCCACCGGACGCGTTGAGCACGCCCCTGGGTGGTACATGGGACGAACGCAGTTGAGGTGGGGGCACGGTGTCACCGGCGCACCGCCTTCACCCTGGTGCGCATCCACTCGGGGGCCACGTCGGCCACCGCCGCAACGGCGTCGCGCTCCAGCCGCTCGAGATCGGCCCTTCGTGCCGCTCGTGGCCACGGGATCACCACGTCCAGCTCCAGCACCACCGAACCCACGCCAAGCGGCTGGTCGTACCGGAGGCGCACGAGCGTGGCCTCTGGCACGCCTGCAAAGATCGCCCCCACCAGCGTGGGGATGGCAGCCTTCGGCACGTGGAACCCTGCGTTCGCCCGCGTGTAGATGGCAGCGGCGCGCGCGTTGCGCTCCGGGTCTGGGCTCGTGGCCAAGAGCCACCCCATCGCGAAGATCGCCACCACCGCTACCACCGCCACCACTGCTGAGATTACTTCCATCACGTTTCTCCCTTTCCCCACGCTTTCAGCGCCAGACGCCGAGCCTCCCTGGTGCACCTGGTGGGGCACCCGCACCCTCGGCCGATCAACCCCCATGGACACGGTTTCACGCCCTCCTCCGCCAGCGTGGTCGCCTTGATGACGGCCTGTGCCTGCGTGTAGGCGACCTGGCGCCAGCGCTCCGCCTCGGCCTTCCAGAAGGCCAGTTCCTCGTCCTTGGTCACGCTGCCTCGTTTCCGCGTGCGACCCAGCCTGGGCGCGCCACACGTGAGAAGTACTCCACCCTCGGGCCCCTGCTGACGCGCTCGATCAGCGCGTAACTCTCGGGTGGCTTGCGGGAATGGATGCGCCTGCCGTTCTCCTTCGGCACAGGGGCGAAGAGCGGGCTCGCCACCCCACGATCGCCACCCCACACCTCGTCGCTCTGGCCCTTGCCGCGCACGCCGAACAGGAGGATCTCGTGCGCGCCTCGCGCGTACTGGCCGATCCCGATGTCCAGCTTGGGGACGACCCTCTGGCTCACGTAGGGGTCTGGCACCATCAGGAGCGCGCCCGTCTCGTCGACCTTGACCTTGATCCATGGGTAGGTCCGGACGAATCGGAAGCCGAGCATCGGGTACATGTCCATCCCGCTCTGGAGATAGTTGTCCGTGACCCAGATCCAGAGGTGGGCATCCTGCGCCGGCGACCACCCCATGGAGCGGATCGCGCCCACCATCGGCTCGGCCACGTTCTTCCCTGGCTGCCCGAGGGTGGGGTAGTGGTTCTGAGCGCCGCGCCCTCCACCACCGCGCTCGGGCCACGGTGGGTCCGCCAGGTGGCACACGAACTCGGTCTCCCCGAAGAGGTTCTTCACCGGCGCACCCCAGCGATCTCCGGGTACTCGCCGGCGAGCGCGCCAACGGAGCGCCCGAACACGGCGTCCACCAGCGGCGCCTCAGCCACCGCCACATCCTCCTCGCAGGTGGCGCAGAGGTGGGGCCCATCGCCGGGCCCACCCAGCACCGAACCGCAGTCCCGGCAGGTGCACGCGCAGAGGTACATGGGAGCAGGCCCCACCTCCTCGCCGCACTCCTCGCACCGCTCCGGTCCGCCATCCTGGCACCCGCAGCTCCCATCATCGTGGATCTTGCTGGCGCACGTGTCACACCAGCCTTCCCTCGGGTCTTCCATCGTCGTGTCTCCCTTCCTGCCGACGTCGCCGGCGAGCGCGCGCGCCTGGGGGGCGCCCTAGCGTGACGTGGTCTTCAACGTCCCCAGCGTATTCTCCAGCACCACCCACTCCGCCTCGGTGCGAGCCACGAGCAGGGTCACCGGGATGCCACGCACGAGCAGGTCGTAGCGATCGCGCCCCCTGGCGACGCTGGCCACCTTTGAGAGGCCCAGGCGAGCCTCCACGTGGACCAGCTCGCGGAGCTTGGTCTCGAGCGGCACCTCCTCCAGCTCCCCGAAGATGTTGCGCACCTCGCTGGCCCAGCAGTAGAGCGTCCCGCCATCCACCAGATCGGTGGGGGCGGACTGGTCGTCCGCCAGGCGGATGGCCTTGCAAGTGCCGACCAGGAGGCTGAGCACCTCAGTGGCGGCAGTGCGCGCGACCATGGCTCGGATCACGCTGCGTCCTCCTCGTCGTCCTCGTCCTCGAGGGCGCGCTCCGCCATGCCGATGACGGCCTGTGCGCGCCCCATGGCCTCAGCCAGCCTGCCCCTGGCCTGCTCCTGGTCACGCGCCTGTGCGTTGGTGTCCAGCTCCGACACGGCGTCGTGAAGCTCGGAGAGCGCCATCACCGGATCGGTCTCGGGACGCTGCATCAGCTCGACGAGCCGGAGCGCCTTGATCGCGCTCTTGAGCGCACCCAGCTCGCTCACGTCGAAGCTGAGGTCTTTCCCGCCACCGCGCTTCACGCGCCCGTCCAGATAGGTGGCGCGTCGCTCCAGCACGGCGATCCGCGAGCTGATTCTCCGAATCTTGAGTCTACTCACCAGCCTGTTCTCCCTTCCTGGCCTTGCGGTTCACCGCCTTGGCCGATGCCATCGTACCACGGCGAAGCGCCGTCGCCAGCATGAGCTTCACCTGCGTTTCAACCATGAGCAGGTGCGTCCCCTCCACCGTATCACACCCCATGACGCCAGGGATGCGCCGGTGCGCGTGGAAGCTGTCGTGACACGCGCGGCAGAACGGGACCACGAGCAGGTCGTGCGTCTTCTGGCCCATGCCCCTGGGACCGTAGTGGTGGGGGTCCGAGGGCGGCGCAGCCCCGCACGCGCAACACGAGCGCCCTCGCACGAACGTGAGGTGCTCCTCGTCGCGCATCGGCGCCTCTGGCTTGGGTTGGGCCTCCATGCGCGCTGGCCCCCTGTTCACCACCCGCTTGACCGGGGCTGGCGCCTCCCGCTCCGGGCTGGCAGCCACCGAGCGCCCGAAGTCGAGCTTGGCCACCGGGACCATGCGCTCCTTCCCGTCAGAGAACCGGACGCGCGCCTTGTCGCCCTTGGTGTAGAGCACGAAGACCTCGCTGGCTCTGCCGGAGAAGTCGCGGAATCGAGCTTCACTCATCGAAGACCCCGCGGAGCACTTCCTCGACGATGTTGGCGACACCAGCGTGCCCCAGGGCCACGCTGGCAGGGCCGTTCTGGAGGATGTCGGCGACGCGCTCCACCGCCTGCTTCCTGCCGGCGTCCACCGCGTGCATCAGCACGCGCACGTCCTGCTCCATCTGGCTCAGGTGGGGCTCGAGGGCAGCGTTCTCCGCTGCCGGCGTCTCGAGCGGCACACCGCCACGCTTGATGATGCGCACGTGGATCGCACGCACGATGCGCCAGCACGTCGCCTCGATGGCCTCTCGGCTGCTCAGCTCGTCCTGAGCGCCCACCACCTCGTCGTCAGCTAGGGTTCCCATCGATCCTCCGGTAGCCTTGGTTCAGGGTGCCCACGCACCCGCATCGCCGCATCCCGCGATCGATGGCCCCCTGGTGGTCCATCTCGCCGCCCCAGGTGTCTGGCGTCTCAGCGCATGGCCTGGCAGCGACGCGCCCTTGGACCAGGGCCAGCGCGTAGGCGCGCACCTGGGCCCATCGAGCCCGGTAGAGGCGCCACGGTGGCCACGTCTCGGGCCACCCCTCTGGCTCGTCATCGCCCCAGGTGAGCCCCCTGGTCCAGATGCAGTTCCCACCCGTGCACTCGCGATCGCCTAGCACGCGCGCGGAGTGCGCACGGAGCCACCCGAGCCGGGCTGACGTCGTGCTCCCGTGCGCTTCGGTGACCTGCCACACCAGGGCGACGTCAGCGGGTGCGCGGAACCCGGCCTCGTTCACGGCGACCTTGGCCACCGCCAGCGCCAGCTCCCGCTCCGCGCGCGTCTGCGCAGAGGCGCCACCAGCGGCACCGAGCAGCGCGAGCAGCGTCACGAGCGCGTGAACCACTCGAACCAATCGGCCATCGAAAACGTGTCTGCACATGCCTCTCTCCTGTTCCCTTGTTCGTCTACCCATCCGCCCAGCCGCGCGCGTGCGTGCGCGAGTGCGAGCGGTTTCGTGTCGCCCTTCTGGCGCTTGCCTGTGCGCGGAAGGATGGTCTGCCAGCTCGACGGTGGCACGCTGACCACCTCGAGCACCGGCTTCGCCTGGAGGATGTGGCCCACGATCACTCCCGTGGTCCACGCCAGGCGCTTGGTCGTCTTGGGGTTGCTCCCGAAGAACTGGTCCTCGATCACCCACACTTCCACGCCACGCTCGGCGCCCACCGTGGCGAGGGTTCGGTTGCCGGACCCGTACCCACCCAGCGTGACGCGCTTGTCGGGCGGCCTCGGCCACTCACCCACCCCCACCCCGAGGTCCCAGATGAGCGCCACCCCCTCGGCGCCAGGATCGATGAACCCGATCGGCACGTTCCTCGGTGTGCCCTGCCGGATGTGCTGGGTGTCTCCCTTGTCGTGGGTGCGGAAAATCGTCATGCGTCCTCCCTGGGTGGTGGGATCTCGATGGCGCCCAGACCACGCTCGATCAGCTCGTCGTCATCCTCGGGGTGCTCGTCTACGTCCTGGGCTTGGCGCTCACCGTAGCGCGCATCAGGCGTGAGAAGCGTCATGTCCTTGGAGTGGTATGCGGCGATGCGCTGGGCAGCGAGGTCAGTGCGGATGGGGCCCTCCAGCTCCAGGTCGAACTCGTCCTTGAGGTGCAACACCACCTCGTGAAGAGCGTCGGCCACCTCCAGCCGGACGAACGTGCGGATCGCACGCATGAGCGCGAGCATGGCGGCCTCGTTGTGTTGCTCGCTGGCCCACACCATGTCGCGCCAGGCGGACCAGAGGTTGAGCGTGCGCCTGTCCTCCTTGGTGGGTTTGGACTTGGCCAGCAGGTCCAGGATCGTGTCGTCATCGTCCGGCAGCATCAGCGGGCGCTGAGGCAGGGAGCGACGTCGCCACCGATGCAGGTTGCGGCGGATGGTGTCCGCCGCCGCGAACTCGGCCACGTCCCGCTTCTCCTGGGGGAGGTCTTTGTTCAGGATCTCGAGCACGAGAGCCCAGCAGAACGCGGCGAACTTGGGGTCCGCCTTCTTGGTGTCCATCGTCACTTCACTGCTCCCATGGCTGCGAGTTTCTCCTGGAGCTTGGCGTACTCCCTCGCGTTCCCGTTGCGGAGGGCGCGCTGCATCGCCAGCTCCATGTCCTCGCGCGCAGCATCGCGCGCATCTGCCACCTGACCACCCTGGTCCGATCGGCGCCCAACCCCACCCGCGCGCTCGGCGAAGGACTCGAGCTTGGCTCCGTTCCGGCAGATCAACGTGAGGTCGTTGTAACCCCCCTCGGCGTGGAACTCGCTGTTCGCCGCGCCGTCGATGGCGCGCTTGATGTCGGCCTCGGTGTAGCCGTCCTTGAGCCTGGCCATCACCACCCGCTTTCGCTCTGGGGTGGCGCGGCTCCGATCCTTGGCGCACGCGCGCTGCCAGTAGGCGAAGATGCGCAGCCACGCTGCCTCCAGCGAGGCCTTCGCCTCCTTGGCGTCCGCGCTGTCGCCGGCGTCACCGCTGCCATCCACCTGGTCCGCCAGGGCGCGCAACTCCTTGACGATGCCGCTGCGACCCAGCTCCCCGGTGAGCAGCCTGCGAACCATGTCCGCCATGGCTGCGCCCACCGCCCTGATGGTGATCTGCTCTGTCTCGCTCATACCTTCCCTTTCTTGCCCAGCCGGCCCCCCTGGGGGTGATCCCAGGTGGGGCCGGTGTGGGGCTTGGAGCCTACTGGATCACCTCCGGGAACGCCTTGAGGACGGCCGCACGAGCTGCCTTGTAGGTGGCGAGGGCCGAACCCTCCACCTCCTGCGCGCGCACCAGAACCACGTCGGCACGCTTGGCAGCGGTCTCGGCTGCCACGCGCTGGCTGGTGGCGATCGAGAGCTGCTCCTTGGCGTGCGTGAGCGACTCCAGCGTGGAGCGGCTCGTCTTGCTGATCGGCTTCTTTCGCTTCATCGGGTCTTCCCTTCCCTTGCCCCCCACCAACGTGATGGGGGGGTTGCGCACCGCCGCTGGTTGGCAGCGGTGCGCCCCGTCCCATGGATCAGAACGGGATATCGTCGTCGGTGTAGTCGGGCGAGTCGTCCGGGGGCGGATCGTCGTTACGGCTCCCGCTCCCGTATCCGCCGCCACGATCGCCCCAGTCGTCGTCCCTGCCACGTCCAGAGGCGCGCCGCTCCGCGTCGTCCTGCTTCTTCTGCTCGTAGGCGGCGCTCCACTCCTCGAGCACGGCGATGTCGCCCTTGCTCAGTTCGTTGCGAGGCCACACGCGAACCAGCTCGCTATCGTAGAGCGTCCGGTCGCGGCCCTCCTTCTTCGTGGTGCGCACGCGAGCCCGCAACGAGGCGCCCAGGAACAGCTCGTTGAAGTCGTCGTCGTCGAAGGTGAGGTCGCCATCGATCCCGGTGGCCTGGCAGAACCAGAACATCCGATCGGCGCTCCCCTTCTTCTCCATGTTCGTCCCCATCACGACGAAGGCACTGCGCCCCTTGCTCGGCCCGTGGATCACGGACACACAGAGCTTCACCGCCTTGTCGCTGAGGCGCTTCCACCACACCACACCGAAGTCGTACTCGCCGTTCGGCGGAGGCCGATCATCGAAGTCACGCTGCTCCTTGGCCTTGTCAGCGTGTGCACTGGGGTTCCATGCCATCAGACGTTCTCCTTGCTGCGCCGGCGTCGGCCGGTGGTATTGGGGGCCTCTTCCTCGCGATCCCTGTCTCCGGCTCGCGTGCTCTCCACGTGCTCGTCGTAGAGGCACGCGCGCACCCACGCATCGAAGTCCGGTGGAGCGAAGTCCGGCAGGGGCCGGAACGGCTTCACCATCACATCGCTGGGTCCGATGGTCTGGACCTCCCAGGTGAGCACGCGGTCACCGTTCGGGTTCTCCGGGTCCCTGCGCGCGCTGCGTGACAGGATCCCAGCCACGTTGGTGCACTGCATCAGCTTCGCCGGGAGGCGTCGCTGGGGCAGTTGGGGGCCGATGAGGCGCGTGCTCTTCCCGTCGCTCGTCTCGGTGACGCGCTCCTCGAGGATGGCCAGGAAGAGCACGTGCGCCTCCAGGTCTCGGAACACGCGGAAGAGCCTGGCGCAGCGCGCCTCCAGCTCTGTCCAGTGCCGCTGGGTGAACACGGGGAGCCCGTCCTCACCTTGCTTGAGCGGCGCGTCCTCCTTGATCTCCTCGTACACCAGCTCGCAGGCGTCCGTGATGCTGTCCACGGACACGCTCCTGGGCTTGGCTGCCAGCTCCTTGAGGAGCGAGCCGTCCTTGCGGAGGATGCGGAAGGGGCCGTCGCCGGTGTGCGTGTGGAAGGCGCGCACGACGCAGCGGTAGTCCTCCAGCTTCGTCACCTGGAGGATGTCCGGCATCGGCACACCCAGCTCCCTCGACCGCTTGGCGATCGTCGTGCGCCCCTGGGTCTCGCTGAGGAGCACCAGGGCGGGGCCTGGCATGGTCACGCTCATGGCGCTCTTCCCTGCGCCGCTGAGCCCGCTCACCAACGCTTTCAGGTGCAGTGTCGGGTCCCGCTGGGGCGCGGATGACGCCCCCTGGGGTTCGGTATCTTCGTTCATGTCGTCCCTTTCAAGCGACCCTCTCGCGTTGCCACCATGCAACCGATCGGGAAGCCGCTTCCTACCTACCAGGACGCTCGCGCCGTCGCCACACTGACAGCGCGAGCGACCCGTTTTTTTCTAGAACCCGAGGTCGAGCTGGCGACAGTTCTCGATGAGCCCGGCGAGCTTGTCCTCCGCCGCCTTCTTGATGCGGAGCGCCTCCTTGCGCTCCTCGATGGCCTCCGCCTTCTTCTCCTCCTTGGTCTGCCAGGCCATCTCGACGCCGTAGAGCTTGTTCACCGCCGCATCCACGTCGCCGGAAGCGCGCGCCCCCTCGATGGTCTCCTTGAACGCAGCCTCAGCGCCGTTGATGCCGTTGCGCACCTTGACCAACGTCTCGCGGTACTTGGCCTGAGCGTCCACCATCTCGTCGTAACGGAGGCACACCAGGCGAGCGATCTTGTCGGCGTCTGGGTGGTCCCCCAGCTCGGCGCGCAGCGCCTCCTCGACCTCCTCCTTGGTCTTCTTGGGGGCAGCCGGCTTCGGCTTGCTCACGACCTTGAGCGTCCCGCCCTTCGCAGTGGGCTGGAGTTGGTGGCCTGCCGCCTCCAGCTCCGAGGCGAGCCAGAAGCGCCCCTTCCAGGACACGATGTGGTCCGCGTGGTCGTGCTGGTACTTGCGGCGAAGCGCCGTCACACCGTTGCGGACCTGGCGCTGGGTGCACTCGAGCGCCTCGGCCACCTGGTCCACCGTGACGCCGTTCCCGTGGCGCACGGTATCCAGGAGGCGGTCCACGATCAGGATCTCACTCTGGTTCTCTTCCACGCTGTCCTCGCTTTCAGAAGCCCAACGCCTCGTCGGGCCCGTCGTTGTCGCCCTTGCGCTCTTCCACGATCGGCGCAGCGCGCGCAGCCTCCCGCTCCTCGGGGGAGGTGAGCTGCGCGCGCGCCTCAGTGCTACCAGGATCGGCGCAGATCATCTCGTACTGACAGCGCCCGCTCCGTGGATTGGTGCAGTGGCTCAGGTTGCGCGTCAGCCGATCGGGGTGGAGGTGGGCGCGCCTGATGTCTCCCGCCGTGACGACGAGGTCGGCGACGTAGGCTTCCACCTGGGCCTGTCCGAACCAGGCCTCGTGCTGGCGGAAGTAGGTGTCCGGCCTCCCCTCCAGATCGCGCAGGAGGCGCTCCTGCGCCTCGGTGACGGGCTCCCCGCGCGCCACCTGGGCATCGAGCGCCGCCTGGTAGACAGCCGCCGTCGTGTCGATCTTCGCCGCACTCACGAGCCCCGCCTTGGTGTGGGCGGGTTGGTGTGGGTAGGAGCGGCGCATGACGTTGAAGAACACCGTCCCGGTGGTGCCACCAGGCAAGTCGCCTCGCCGTTGGCCCTCCTGGACCGCCCAGAGGTAGAGGAGCGTCTGGGGGTCACGATCCAGGCGCCTGAGCACGTCATCGGTGCTGGTGGCGAAGCTCTTGTGCTCGTGGATCTCGAGCGAGTCCTGGTCTGGGTTGGCCACCACCGCGTCCACGATCCCGCGAGCGCGCGCCTGCACCCCACCAGGCAACGGGTAGTCGAAGCGCCACTCGGTGGCGACCAGGCGCCGAGCGCCGAAGTCGCGGAGGATGTAGCCGAGCGCGTGCTCCACCATCCACCCGTGCTTCTCGCGCTCGCTGTCGCACTCGGCCACGAACTCGCCCCACGCCTCCGCAGGCACGCGCGAACGCTCGTTCTGCTGGTACGCTGCCAGCTCCTTCGCGATGCGCTCGCGCGCGTGCTTCGCCAGTTCGTCCAGCTCGACGGTCGCGCCCATCCCTTGGAGGTACGCGAGGCGCTCGTAGGCAGCCTCGAGCCCGGCGTGAGCCCAGCGACCACGCACCCATGCGCCAGGTACCACCTTCGTCCTGAGCCCCAGGTGATACTTGAGGCCCCACCGATGTCGGCACGTGAGCCACTCCTCGTTCTCGGAGTGACTCAGCACCACCAGCCGCTTCTTATCCGCAGGAATCGTCACGCGCGCCTTCCCTTTCACACCCCCATCAGGGTGTCCAACTCGCTGTCGTTCGAGCACCCGATGAAGCTGGCGGTGTCGCCGCTCCTGATCACATCGGCGGCAGAGCTGGTCTCAGGCGTCTCGATGGCCACCATGTGGACGCGAGCGCCGTCAGCGTGCAACGAGGCCATCGCGTTGGCGATGCTCACCCTGTCGCTGCACCCATCCGTGACCACCACCACATCCGCCTTCCCGTACTGGGGGCCCTGGATCAGCGAGTGCGCGTGGCTCATTGCGCGCCCGATGTCGGTGCCACCGCCCTGGAAGTAGGCGAGCGCCTCGGCGAGCTTGGCCATGACCAAGCCATCAGACGCGCGGAAGTGATCGGTGCGCCCCACGCTGCCAGCGAAGTGGACGAGCGCGAAGTCGCGCTTCCCGGCGATGGCGATCTCCGCCATCACCAGCGCCACCGCCTTGCAGTAGGTGTCGCGCTCGCCCTTCATCGAGCCGCTCTCGTCGAGGCAGAAGATCACCGGGCCCTTCGCCGCCGCCTCGTTGCCGCGCATCTTGTGGATGCTGGCTGCGCCGTCGTGGATGCGCTGCATCAGTCCCAGCTCCAGCATGGGATCGGCCAGCGCACCCAGTTCCGAGGCTGTCAGCCTGGAGATGTCCGACCCGGTGGTCACCTCCACCACCTCCTCTGGGATGTGGTTCACCTTGGTCTTCCGCACCCTGCTGGCGTGCACGCGCAGCCGTCCGGCGAGCCTGGCGATCTCGCCGAGCTTCGGGTTGGCGCGCACCGCCTTCGCCACCTCGCGCAGATCCTTGGGGTCCACCTCGCCCAACCCTGTCCCCAGCCCGAACGCGCGCGCGTCGCTCATCACCTCGTCGATGGCGTCGTTGGCGCGCTTCACCCCGTGGCGCACCGCCGTCCTCACCGGACCACGCGACCCGGTGAGGTTGCTCATGGCCTGGTCCATCAGCGCGCGTGCGCGCTGGGCCTCCTCCTGGCGCTCCTTGGTGGGCTCCACACGCGCCATCTCCTCCAAGATGTCCGGGTCGCTGGTGGGGCTCTCGGGCAACGTGACGTTGAGCGCCTCGAGGAGCGTGTGGGCACCCAGGCCGCTCAGGAAGCTGTCGCCTTCGCACCGATCGCGGAGGCGCTGCCACTCGGGCATCTCGCGAGCGTGGGAGAGCGCCTCAGCGACGAACCCGCCCAGCGTGCCCTCTGGGGCCGGCAGCGCATCGAGGGAACGATCGTACAGCTCCGCGAAGGTCTCTCGCGTCAGCGGCGCCCAGGCGGCGTCTCCGCGGAGCTTCAACGCCAGGCCCAGCGCCTCGCCGGCGACGGCCTCCGCCTTCGCCTCGGACCGGGTCCAGCGGTCCACCACGATGGTGGCGTCCTGCCCTGTGACCATCGCATCCAGCGCGTCCTCGGTGGGTGCCTTGAGCTGGGCCTGGATGAGCGTGGCCAGTGTTGCCGCGTCCTTCTTCTTGACGCCGTGCACCCGCAGTTCGCGGTCGCTGATGGCCAGTTTCGCGAAGAAGTCCGGGTCACCGGGGTTGGGGGGGATCGGCATCAGAAGCCCACTTCCTGCTCGTCGTCCGCCGTCAGCGTGGCCCGGATGCTCTTGGCCGATGCCTGTAGCTCGCGCCCCAGCTCCCGAATGCTCTCCACCGTGACATCGCTCGCCTTCGCCGCGATGGCGCCATCCAGCGCCTCCTTCACGCGCTTGGCTGCGCCCTTGAGCGCCTGGTGCGCACTGGTGGCCTTGGCCAGCCACGTTCCGTCATCGCGCTCGGGCACCGTCTGGAACTTCTCCATCGCGGCGTCGTGGAGGTCCCTGGCCTTCACCAGCCACGGGCTCGCCATCTTGCCCACCACCGTGGCCACCGCCTCGCGGTGCTCCGGCTTCTCCCAGAGGACGTGGCTGAGCACGTCGAAGTGCTCCTCGCTCACGGTGTCGTGGCCCATTCGCCATGCGTTGGCCTTGAGCACGCTCATCGCCGTGACCCACCTGCGTCCGCTGAGCGACACGCCCTCCTTGGCGAGGTTCAGCTTGAGCGTGAACATGCGCTCCGCGATCTGGTGGGTCACGCGCACCGCGCGCGCCTCAGCCTGAGCGATGCGCAACTCGTCCAGCGTGATGCTCGAGGTCGGGTTCCCGCCCAGCTCCCCACGCACCAGGCGCATGAAATCCTCCTGGCCTGCCAACTCGCTCACCACCAGGCGCAGCGCGAAGCGGTCGTAAAGGGCAGCCAGGCCGTCCTCGGCAGGCATCTCGTTGGAGGCGCCCACCAGGCTCAGCAGCGGCACCTTCACCGGCGTCGCCCCGTTGTGCCACAAGCGCTCGTTCACGATGGTGAGCAGGCTGTTCAGGATGGCGCTGTTCGCCTTCCAGATCTCGTCCAGGAAGGCCACGTGCGCCTCGGGTAGCTTCCCAGCGGCGACGCGCTCGTAGCGGTCCTCCTTGAGGGCGCGGACGCTGACGGGGCCGAACACCTCCTCCGGCGTCGAGTACCGCGTGAGCAGCGTCTCGAAGTAGGTGGCTCCGGAGATCGCGCTCGTCCAGGCGCGCACGAGGGCGCTCTTGCTGGTCCCAGGGGGACCCAGGAGCAGGACGTGGGCGCCAGCCACCGCCGCCACGATCAGCGCCTCGATCTCGTTGTGCCTCTGCGCGAACGCGTTGCTCAGCTCGTTGTGAATGAACCAGAGCTTCGCGCGAACCAACTCGCTGTCGGCCACATCCTCGGTCTTCTTACCCATGTTCGCTGTCTCCCTTGCTGCCGAGCAACGCGCTCAGCGTGAGCGAGTACGTAGCATAACGGAGCACCACCGAGCGACAAAAAAATGCCGAGGGCCCGTCAAAAGACCCTCGGCACCGATGTCGCGTGGCTGGCGGTCAGGCGAACGCTTCGTCCAGCTCGGCCTCCTTCTGCTCCAGCTCGGAGGCCTTGGTGCCGCTGAGGCCGAGGACGGCGCGCTTGGCCTCAGCCAGCTCCGCCATCACCTCCTCGCGCAGATCCCCCAGGACAGATGCGTAGAGCGTGCTCCTCGCGGTGAGGGTGTCCAGCCGCTTGATGCGGGTCTGGATCACCCGCTCGGGCACCACCGCCTCCGCATCCTTGGCGCCCAGCTCGGCCACGTACCCACGCACCTCGTTGAGCACGCTGCGCGTCTCCGCCACCAGGCTCGCACGTGCCACCTTCGCCGCACCCTCCAGGTTGCTCTCGTTGGAGAACACCTCGAGGATGGTGACCAGGGTGCCGCTGTCGCCGTTCTCGTGGAGCCACGCCTGGAGGGCGCGCAGCCGAGGCATCGCCTCCGGCGTCACGAAGTAGGATCCGCCGCGTCCAGCCAGGCGGAGCCCCGCCAGCATGGGGTCGGTGCGCGTCCCCGTGAGGGCCCGGACCACGCACGTGCTCACCTCGTCGGTGAGCGCATGGGTGCGCCGCTGCTCGTACCTGGCGCGCACGCGCAGGGCCACCGGATCCGCCTCGTCCTCCAGGACCATCTCGCCGGTGGCCTTGTCCAGTGTGATGAGGCTGCGCTGCGCGTGCTCCACCTTGCTGTCAGCCACCTCGCGGCGCTCGTGGACCACCGCGATCTTGAGGCTGTCCTTGGTCTCGCCGACCTCCCGGAGGAGCTGGTCCTTGAGGCCGGTCCGGCTGTCGCTCACACTCAGGCGCGCCATGGCCACCGCCCCAGGCGTGGCACCGACCGCCTTCGCGAGGCCCAGGCCGTCGAAGTACTCGCGGAACGCTGCGCGAGGTACGGAGAAACCAGCCAGGCTCCACATCACGATCGCGCCAATGAGGTTGTCGCCGCCGCCGGCGAGGTGCTTCCCGAGTTGCTCTGTCGTCGTTGCCATCTTTGGATCCCTTCCCTTTCAGTGGTTCGTTTCACGTGCAACGGGGGGCCGAAGCCCCCCACTGCGTTCCTCAGCGCTTCTTCGGCCAGGCGACCGGGGTCACCTCGGGGAAGTAGCGCGCGTGGTGCGCATCCCACGCCTCCTGCGTGAAGTAGGTCTTCCCGCGGGCTCCAGGCATCTTCACCATCAGCAGGGTGGTCCCGCTGCGCTGGGAGAAGTGCCGAACAGGCGCGTTCACGGCGTCGTATGTCATCCCGCGGAGGCGCGCCTCAGCCGCGAAATCCAGGCCGCCAGCGGTGGCAGCCATGGCGAGCAGCTCGTGCGTGAGGGGGTTCTCCTCGGCGCGGGGCTGTCCCTTTCGAGGGCTCTTCTCCGCCGCCGCCTCGGTGGCGACCTCGGTTTCCGTGGCTTCCTGCGCCGCCTGTGCAGCGCCCGCCTGTGCAGCGCGCTCGGCCACCTCCGCCTCGTGGCGCTCGGTGAGCGTGGCCACGATGGCCTCCAACGTGGCGATCACGCGCTCCGCCCAGGGCGCGACCGTCTTCCACTGCTGGGTCTTCCCCATGACGAACGGCCACTCCATCCCGAAGTCGTCCGCAAAGTCCGCGCCCAGCGAGTAGACCGCCGAGAGGCGCCTGTAGGCCTCCTTCGCGTTGAGGTCCGCAGGGTGCGCTGCGATCTCTCGCGCAGTCTCGAGCACCTTGGTGGCGGTGTTTAGGTTGGTGGCAGTCGCGCTGATCGTGGTGCTGTTCGTGCTCATGTTCGCTGTCTCCCTTGCTGCCGGCGTCCATCGCCTGGCGAGTCGTCGTCTACCGTGAGCACATCAGGGAGGCGAGCAAAAACCACCTCGCGGATGCTGATTTCTGACAACGCCAACGAACTGGGGGTCGATCCGTGTGGAGACCCCTGGCGAGCCAGGGCCGGACGCCCCCCTCCCCCCCAGCGCGGAGGCCGGGAGGAGCGAGGCGCGGCGATGCCGTGCCCTGGGACCTCGCGGTGACCCAGCATCCTACCTCCCAGATCGGGTGCTGACGCTGGACGATGCGTGCACCCGCTGCCACGTCCCGCGGAGGCGATCCGGCCGGGAGGTGCGCCCACCTCGAGCACCGTGCCACGCAGCGCCCTCGCGCCCGAAGTCCGGTGTCGATGGGTGACCCGTATGCCACGGGCAGGGGTAGGAGCCCCTCTGGCCCGAGGGCCAGCAGGGACACATCTACGGGATGAGCCCTTAAAAGGCAACGCCCCCGAGGGGCTCCTACAACCATCGGGGGCGCTGGGTTCTTACCGTCCGGGCTACCGGCGGGGAACTTCTGCCGTTCTACGCTGGAGGTTCTCCGTCGTCAACCTGCCGGTCATCGCGGATCGCAGGCACGTCGGGACGGCGACGCCGCATCTCCACGCTCACCGCGTCGGCGAGCGCAGGGATCAGCACCAGAAGCAGCGCTCCGGCCGCCTCCGCCGTGTCGGTGGAAAGCCCCATGGATGGCCCAGCAGTGGCCACCACCACCGCCACCAGGAACGCCAGCGCGATCAGCGCGACGCGGAGCTTGTGGGGGATCGTCGGGATGATGCGGCGCGCGGTTTCGCTGGGGTCAGCCATCTTCGGGCTCCTGTTCGTCGATGAGCCCGATGGGCCCTGGCGTCATGTAGATGTTGCCCTGGGGTGGGGTGGCGCCGCTGATGCGGCGGAGGCCAGCAGCGATCTCGCGAAGGCGCGGTCCGCCGATGGCCCGGTGCAGCTCGTGAAGCTCCTTGGCCAACGCCTCACCCCGCTGCACCTCGGACTTGAGGTCGCGCTGGAGCGCCTCGATGGTGGCGGTCTGGGCGAGGTTCACCGCCTGGAGGTCGTTGTACTTCACGAGGATGACCTGGTACTTGGTCGCGCACTCGGCCGCCTCCTTCTCGACGGCGTCCATGCGCTTCTCGCGCTCCCCGTCTCGGTTCTCGAGCGTGGCGATGCGCTGGAGCATCTGCGCCGGCCAGTCCGCGGCGAGCTTGGCCTTCTCCTTGTCGGCGTCGATCGCCTTGAGGTCGCGCTCGCCCCAGCGTTTGTGCCAGGCCACCCACGCCACCCTCATGGCAGTGATCAGCGCCACCAGCACCGCGAGCAATCCGCCCCCCACCCCGACCCCTGTGTGGAACTCGTCCATCCTCTGCACTCCTCCAGCCGCCTGCATCAGTACCTCGCAGTCGCCGTCGGATCCCACGCGCGAGGGATTGGACGGCCGGGACCGATCGTGAAATCTGGGCGCGTGCGGAGGCCGAGCTTGGGGCGCGCGTAGTCCACCACCACTGCCTTCCACAGCTCTTCGCCGGGATCGCTTCGACGCGTGCGCGAGGACTGCCGGTGGGCGTCCACCCACTCGATCGGCATCCCCTCGGCGCGCCCCTGCTCCACCAGCCAGCACAACGCAGCGCGCGCGGTTTCCACCGTCAGCTCGTCCGGCGGACCGCTCCAGCGATCCATGTTCCAGACGGTGCGGCGCGCCTCGTTGGGGGCCGTCGCGGGGTCGTCGGCGAGGCCGCTGTAAAGGCCCTCGATCTCGAGCCCCAGGCTGTAGGGATTGGCCTTGTTCGCGTGGTGCACGAAGGATCGGAGCGGCCTCATGGCCACCACCCACCCCTCGCGGAATGCCAGCGCGTGGCACGCCACCTTCGCCGTTCGCAGTCGTTGTCCCAGCTCCTCGCCGTTGGCGCGCGCTGAGGCGGCGGAGACGCCGAACTCGCACGCCGTCTGGTGGAGCACCACCGTCGTGATGGTGGACGGGTCGCGCATCACGGTTTTCCCGCGGATGATGCGGCTCTTTGGCTGGAGCGCTGGGGCGCGATCACGCCAATCGAAAATCTCCACCACGGGAGCCATGGTGACGGATCTGCTCTTCTGCGTCCAGGGAGTTGCCGTCTCCGAAAACGGGTAGCACTGTCGAGAACGCCCGTAGGGAGGGGCAGGAAATGGAACCTCAATCGCACATCGGAACCGCGTTTCGCTTCGTCATCGCCGTAGATCTGGCCATCGTGGCCCTGGTCGTGGCCATCTCATGCTCTGGGTGCGCGGCGTCGCACCTGGACACGGAGGCGCTCAGCGAGGAGCACGCGGACGCCGTAGCCGTGGTTCCGGCAGCTTGGGAGGAGGCCGGGCTGCCGCCGCTGAGCAGCTCGTGCGCGGCGCAGCTCGAGGACCCGCGCGTTGTCTTCGCCACGAGCGCGGACTTCCGCCTGCTCTGCGATGGGTGCGCACCCTACGACGCCGGCGACGACGATCCAGCCATGCGCGCGCGCTGCGCTGGGATCCGCCAGCGCGACCCGCTGTTCGGCGCGTGCGTCCTTGGCGATGGGACCTGGGTCATCCACGAGGAGGCTGACGCTGGCCAGCAGCTCCAGCGCGTCCAGCACGCTGCGATCGTCGCCCTTGCTGCGTGCCAGGGGGAGCACGCGCCCGCTACGCACCCAACTCGGGGCCCGGTGTGGTGCTCGGCGTGGAGCCGCGCCTGGCACCTGTACCACCGGGTCCCGAGCCCGTGCGCTACTCCACCCAGCCGATGAGGTTGGCGCGCAGATCGGGAGCCGTTCCGCCTGTGTCCACGCGCAGATCGAAGCTCGACGAGAGCACGCAAGGCACACGGAAGATCACCGAGCCGAAGTCGGCGGTCCCCATGTCGGCCGCGTCGTAGAGATCGGCCGCACCACCTCCAACGGGGACGGCTGCCACCGAGGCGCTCACGTTGGTGGTGGTGTTCGGCTCGATGAGGACGCGCACCAGGGCCCACTTCGCGGACGCCGGGATGCTGGTCCCGAGGGCCACCGTCACAGGGGCGGTGTAGGGGACCGCGCTGGCGATCTGAACGGGCTCGCGCATGAAGACGCGATCGCCCTGGCTCTCGGTCCAGATGAACCCGGTGTTCCCGGAGTTGCGCCGGAAGGCGCCCACCAGCACACCCAGGCCAGCGGCGACGGTGGGCGTCGAGTAGGGCGCTGGCAGCGTGAGGACGCCACCGTTGCGATTCTCACCCTGGCTGCTGGGCGCCACGTGGCTGAGCACGAGGACGCCCTTGCCGGTAGCCGATCCGTCCCGAGGATCGACAGGGCACAGGCCCAGGGCCGACCACGGGCAGAGGTACAGGTAGTACCAGGTCGAGGCCGCCAGCGTCGTCGCTGGCGAGAGCACGCCAGCCGCCGAGAGGTCGAGCGCGCCGCTGCGCGCGTACCAGAGGCGACGAGTGCCCTGGGAGAACACCTCGGCGTCCACGATGGCCGAGCTGCTCGCCGCACCACCAGGACGGTGGCTGGTGATCACGAGCCGATCGCCCTGCTGAGCCAGGATGCTCGACAGCGAGTCCCTACCGCGCTGGAGCTGGTCCCACATGGGGCGCACGTCGATGAGGTGGGAGGTGAGCACCGCCCCACCGCCAGCAGGGCGGAAGACGATGGCGATCGGCACCCAGTCACCGCCGCTGGGCGCTGGCGCGTTCGTCGAGGTCCCCGCGATGAACTGGAAATCGATCTGCTTCTCGATGCGCTTCGTGAGACCTGGCGTCGGGACGAACGTCTCGGTGCCCGTATCGTAGATGTCGCGCGTAGCCGTGAGCGCGACCACAGAGGCCACTTGGGCCTCGAGCAGGTACCAGGTGTCCGATCCGGGAGCCGGCGCGGCCTCGGTGACGGTGCCCAGGTTGGCGCCGAGCCGGTAGGGCGAGTCCAGCGTCCCAGGCACAGGGACGAGCACCGCCGAGTCCTGGAGCAGCGCACCTGCCGCCACCGCGACGTCGTTGCCGCTCGGCGACACCTCCAGGCCACCGAGCACCACGTTCCGAGGGCTCTCCGAGGGCCGAGCGCCGAACGAGAAGCTCCTCAGGCCCAGCGCCTCCCGGAACACGTTCATCAGGGTGCGCGCTGCCAACGACTGCCCGTCGTTGAAGTCGCCGCTGGTGGCGCGCTCGTTGGTGTTGAAGACGATGCTGTCGTTGCCGCTCATGGGTGCCTCACAGGGTGGTGTCTAGCGCGATCGCGAAGCCGACGCCGCCAGCGCGAGCAGCGTTGACGGCTGCCCAGGCTGCGCCGATGGTGCCCAGGTAGGTCCAGGGCCGGCCGTCGAAGAAGTTGGTGAGCGTCGCCGGCGTCACGGCGTCCAGCGCATTGTCGATGTAGCCCGGTGCCGCTGCGTCGAGCGCGAACCCACTCTCGCCCGCGTTCCCCAGGCCCACGCACACCAGGAAGAACCTGGTGAGCGGCGCGAAGCGCCCTCCGGGGAAAGCGTGGCCACCAGCGTCCAGTGGGCTCACGTCCAGCACCATCCCGAACATGCCAGCCGGGTCCCGCGTCTCCTTGAGCACCCATGGGATCCCCGCTGGGGTGAGGATGCCGTGGAGAATGCGCATGATGGCCAGGGGGGATACCACATCCGGCAGCTCGCAGATCCGCGACCGGAACGAGGCGTCGCTCTCGCCGAGCTGCCGGTAGACCAGCCGGTCTCGGCCGATCGACTCCAGCCACGCGTCCAGCCCACCGGACGCCGCGCTCCCCTGCGTCACCGTGAGCCCCAGATCCTCGAACTCGAGAACCTCCGCCGTGCCAGCGCCAGCCGCGAGCGCCGCACCCTCCAGCGTGGCCACCTGGCCCAGCACGTCCACGATCCGTCGCACCGTCCCGAGGTTGGGCCCCGAGCGGAAGGCGAGGAACTGGCCCACCTGGCCAGCGTGGAAGCGATCCCCGCTCCCAGCATTCGTCACCAGCGTGTCCGAGCCCGTCGCCGTGGCATCCGTGACCACCGCGCTACCACGCAGGACGAAGGCAGAGATGCTCCCTGGGCCCACGTTGCCCAGGTAGCCCACCTGGGTGCAGCGCACCGGGAGCGATACCGATGGCGTACCGGCAGGGAGCGTCGTGGCCTCGCTGACCACGAACTGGAGCCCCTCTCGGTACTCGCCTCGCGTGTCTCGGTACACCACCACGACAGTGGTCCCCTGGACCAGCTCGATGTCGAAGCTGGCATCCCCGCTGCGCTCCAGGTCCAACGTGGCCACCGCTGAGGCAGGTCCGCTCGCCGGAGCGCTCTGCTGGAGCGTGTGGGGCTTGAGGTAGTACCGCTGCGTCGTCTCGCGGATCGCCTCGTCCACGCGCGCGAAGATGGCGCTATAGGCAGCCACCGTGTCCAGGCCCTCCCCGCCGGACTCCTCCTCCATGGGGCGTGTGTAGGCGCGCGGGAAGAGCCGACGCCAGAGGTCCAGGTAGTCCGCGTCGGTCCACTGTCGGGGAATCGTCACCCGACCAAGGCTACGTCGCCGGCGTCACCAGATCCAGCCGCGTCCTGATGATCTCTCCCTGACCAGGCACGATATCGCCCACAGGGACCACCACCGCGTCGTCCAGCACGAGGACACCAGCCACCGCGCGCGCGCTCGTGATGATGAGGCTGCGCTGTAGCGTGGCCTGCGGATCCAGGCTGTTCACCGCGCTGAGAACTCGCCGGCGCACGGTGTCGAAGGCCAGCGTGCTGTCCACACCCGTGGCGAAGCGGAGGCGCAGCGAGATGGGCTCGTAGCGAGGCACCGCCGCCACCACATCCACCACGATCCCAGAGGCACGCCACGCACGCAGCCGATCACGGATCTGAGCCGCGAGCGCAGCGTTGCCAGCCCCGGAGGCGTCCGCGAAGAAGAGCCGGACCCACCCGTTCGGGAACCCATCCTCGTCCAGCAGCTCCTCGGCCACCGCTGCGCGCACGCCAGAGACGCTGAGCGCGCCCATCTCGATGGCAGCGAGGATCCCGCGACGCGCGCTGGCGAAGAAGCGCTGAGCGCGCGCGCGGTAGCGCGAGTCCGACTCGGAGTCGTCCCCACCGGCAGCTCGCTCCAGGTTGGTCACCGAGACGCCGGCGACAGGGTTGCGGAGCGCCGTGATCGTTCCCGGATCGACGTTCCCCTGGGGCCCAGTGACACGGCATCGAGCACGCACCGTCACGGGACCAACGGACGCCGCTGCGATGGTGGCAGCGAACACCGTCTCGAACTCGACCCCAGAGGCCGACCTGGCCACCGTGCCCACCGCGAACGACTGCGCAGGGCCACCAGGCACCTGGCGCAGCTCGAGGTCCACCACCGCCGCCGTCGCCTCCAGGCGAGGCAGCTCGTTGGTGAACCGATCCAGGATGAGGCGATCCAGATCCGTCAGCTCGGCACCGCTGAGGAAGTGCGCGCTCAGGCGCGTGGCAAGGTGGCGCACCGCCTCGTCGCCCATCGCGCTGGCAGCCGCGAGGAGCAGGTTGACATCGCTGCCATCGGTGAAGACCTCCTCCGGGTTCACGCGCCGTCCAGGCGGACGCGCCTGGGAGCGGCTGATCACCACGTCCGCGCCGATGTTGAACAGGTCGGCTCTGGTGGGCAGGTCCATCGGTCACTCCTCCGTATCGAGGTCCACGGTAGCGCGGATCTCGGGGATGAGCGCACCAGAGTCGTCGCGAACGCTGATGCGCACGTCCAGCGTGACTGGTGTGGGCCTGGTGATGGACACCTTGGCCTCCAGGACGCCGGGCTCGGCGCGCACCTGGGCAGCGATGCGCGACCTCATGCGCCTCACCAGGTCCGGCGTCACCAGCCGCTTCACCTCAGCCGTGAGGCCCACCCCGTAGTCCGGCAGGTGGAAGAAGCCACCGCGAGCCGTGGTCAGGCGGCGCAGGATGCGCTTTCGCAGGTACGCGACGCCGCTCTCGTTGGCCAGATCGCCCGTCTCGTCGTAGGCGAGCGCACCGTTGAGCGCGCCCTGCCCAGGCAGGTTGGCCAGGTCGGTGCGCACCTCGCCGCCGATGGGTTGGCTGGGAGCGGGGAGACCCTTGCGGAACGTGGGAAACAGCGCGCTATCCGCCGAGACGCTGATGGGGTAGCCGTCGAGCGACAGCACGCCTACCACCTCGATCTCGTACTCGGCCTCGGGATCCAGCGCGGCGTCCGTGTAGACGCGGATCACCCCAGGACCCACCCGCTCCACCCACGTCACGCGCGGGAGCTGCACACCGGCCCCGAGCAACGTGTAGGCGCTCGCCGTGAGCGCGTCCCCAGGCGCACCATCGCGCTCCGCTCGCGGCTCCAGGTTGAAGCCCACGTCCACGCTGTTCAGCGCGTACTGAGCAGCGCCCACCACGCCGAACGGCGATGGTGGTGAACCACCCCCACCGCTCACGAAGAACAGCGTGCCGCTGGGCGAGTCGGGGAGCAGACCGTCGAGGTCCGGTGACCACACCGTCGTGACGAAGTCAGCCACCCTCGCACCTGCCGGACTCGCACCCAGCCACGTCCAACCACCACCCAGGCCCGAAGCTCGTCCGGAGCAGTGTGACCACGGGAGCGGGTGGCGTCGGCTCGAGGACGGGGATCGCGTACATGGTCACCGACGCCGAGTCAGCCGTCTCGGAGTAGCGTGGTGGGGTCCATGTGGTCGTCGCGAAGTCAGCCATGGGGGGGTCAGAGCGGGGTCACGCCATCAGGCCACGGGACGAGGCAGTTGTCGACGTAGACGTACGCGTCCGTAGCGAGGTTGGCGGTGTCCGGGTAGTTCCTGAGGACGCCCTTGATCTTGAGCGCGCTCGCGAACCCCTTCCAGCCAGGTTGGCTGGCGACGCCCTGGCGCGCGAACATCGCAGGCATCGCGTTGTCCTCGCTGTCGTATGGGTTGACGCCGACCAGGCTCGCGCTGTTCGTCCCCATGAGCTGGGTGGATCCGCCAGCCGCCGACACGGACTGGTAGGGCACCACGAGGCCCATGTCGACGAAGGCCTCGGACCCGGTCCCCTTCATGTACCAGGCGCGATAGTTGGCAGCGGTCGTCCCGAAGGGGCTCGTGGTGCATCCGCCCACAATGCACGGGTCCGTGTCCGCCGCCGGGAAGCTTCCTGCCGCCAGAGGCTCCAACCAGATGCCACCGTTCGGTGAACCTCCCGCGTTGGGGGTGCAGAAGCAGTAAAACGCGTACACCCCGCTCACCGCCGCATCCTGAGCGATGCAGTGCGCGCGGTAGGTACCTGGCGAACTGGCGAACATCGACCCGAAGCTCGGGCTCGCGTCCGTGCCACCGCCCAGGAGCACCACCTCATCCGTGGCACTCGGCGTGACGGTTGCGGCAGGGGAGCCGCCGCTGAACCCGGCGGAGTAGGAGTACTTCACGCGCCACTGGTAGTCCGTGCCAGCCGTCGCGCGCTGGAAGCAGAACTGACGGCCGCCCCCAGGTTGCTGCATCACGAACCACGCGCGTGCGTTGTTCAGGCCGTTGGTCCCCGCTGCCGGACCCGTGACCTGCGTGCCGCTGGCCGAGTAGGTGGTCCCGTCGGAGTCGCGAACCTTGGTCCAGCCAGCCGCCACCAGCGTGGTGATGAGGTTCCAGAGGGCTGCCGCACCGCCGTTCGTCGCGGTGCTCTGGTTCACGCTCGAGATCTTCGCCATGGGGCGAGTCTAGCCGGGGACGGCGTCCTCGTCACTCTCCCTTGATCTTGCTGCTCAGCGCGTTGGTGAGGCCGGTGCGCAGCGCCGACACCGCCTGGGTCATCGCAGTGTTGTCCAGCGTCCCGCCACCAGCGATCACGCCAGCGCGCACCAACCCGATCCACGTGGTGAACGACGTGAGGAAGTCGCCGATGGCGTCCTTCTGCGCGTTGCCGCGAACGAACGCCTGGTTGGGGTCCTGGACGCCCAGCATCAGCGTCCCGTCCGCGAGCACACGGTGGTCCCCCTCCGCACGCACGCGGATGTCGCCACCAACCTGCTCGTCCACGTCGCCGGCGAGCACCCGAATCGACGTTGCCAGCGCGTATTCCTCGTCGATGGGCGTCCCGTTCACCTCGCTCGGGACGGCGCACCCAACGCTCGAGACGAACCCCACGATCACGGGCATCACATCGGGCTCGCCCTCGGGCAGCGCCACCACCACCAGGCAGCCACGAGGCACCGGATCGGAGGCCGTCTGGCCCTCGGCGCCCACCTGGGATGCGACGCGGCACACCACCGGCCCCTCGCCCTCGAGCGCACCACCGATGAAGTGCACGTCCACCAGCCACCCGACAGCGCCATCTTCGCTGTCGGGAGCGCCCCAGCGAATCGCGTCGTCGTCGTCGTCCACGCGCGCCAGGGAGATCCACGTGCGCGTGTCCACCCCAGGCGCCGAGGCCATGCGCGAGAAGCGCCCCCGGTCCACCGTCCTGCGCTTCGAACTCGGCGTGCTCATGCGTCCTCCTGACCCAGTGTGATCTCCAGCTCCTCCAGCTCGACCACGCGTCTCTCGTACTCCTCCGGCGAGACCACGCCATCCGCGCGAGCCTGGGTGAGGCCCTCGCGCTCCTGCCTGGCGCGCTCGGCGAATGCCAGCGCGTCCGACTCGGCCACGTCCGTGACCCCCTCCGGGCTGACGACGAACCCCTGGAGCACCGTGCGACTCTGGGTGGACGCCACCGAAGCCATCTCGCGCACCTCGAGGAAGTTCTGCCAGTCGCACCCCACCGAGATCCCGGAGTCGGCCGCATACTGGATGCGCACCGTGCCCACACGGAAGATCGTCTGGAACTGGGTGGCGTCCTGTAGGCGCGCGAAGCGTTCCGCCACATCCCTGCGCCACCCAACGCGAGCCAGGTACTCCGTGCGAGCCTCGCGCGTGAGGCTGGCCAACTCCGTGCCGCTGACGAGCGCAGCGCCCGCCGGCGTCCGGCTCTGCTCATCTCGAGCCACCAGGATCTCCACCGCGTCACCTGGGTGCAGCCGAAGCAGGTCCACCCCCATCACAGGCTGATCCCAGCTCGAGACCTCCTCCGTGTCGAAGCTGCCCTCCAGCTCTTGGCGTCCGATCTGGTGCCAGATCGCCTCCGCTGCGCGCGCCAGGGAGCCAGGCGCACTGAGCCCGCTCACCACGAAGGTGAGGATGCGATCCTCCGGCGTCGCGCCGCTCGGTGGCACCTCGTTCGGGCGCGCAGGGCGCGGCGGATCCGTCTCCCCGAAGACGCCCTCACGTGGCGCGCCATCGGGCACTGGGAAGCGCGCCCACCTGGTGCGCCCCCGATCCTGGTCCACGCACCGGACCTCCACCGTAGGCACCTTCATCCCGCCGAGCTTGCGGCTGAACGACAGCTCCTTGATGTTGCGCCCGTACACCATGCGACGCGCGGTGTCGCGATCAGTGTAGAAGGTGCGCGGGTCCACGATGCGGAGCCGGTTGTCCTGCCAGATCGGCACGAGGCCGGTCTGGACGCAGATGTCCGTGATGGAGTCCCACACCGTCTGCATCGCGCGACGCCGCGAGCGGGTGCCACCACGCCCTCGCCTGGGGCGCGCGGTGCGTGGCACCGCATCGAGCGGCACGGGGGCCGTCCCAGGCCCCTCGTACACCACACGCGTCCCGCGCAGCATGGGGAACAGGTCGATGAGGCCCCTGATGCAGTCGTCCAGCGGGAGCGCCATGTCCAGGCCGAACCCCTGGGGGATCTCCGACTCGATGAGCAGTGCCGAGAGGTCCCTGCACTCCAGCTTGATGGTGTCGCCGTCGTCGCTCCCCAGCTCCACCGTCCAGGTGTCCACGATGCCCAGGAAGCGGCTGGTCCCAGGCGCCAGCTCATCCGACTCCGCTGGGGCGCGCCCTACGATGGACAGCGGCAGCTCGTCCGGACCGCGCACGCCTGACATCCCCAGGCTCCAGTCGTCGGCGTCCACGATGCCGAACGTGACCTCGATGCCGCACGAGCGGATGAGGCGCGGATCGAAGGGCGCGTCCCGGTGGTCGATCACCACCGAGCAGGTGTCCGCCTCGCGGAGCCCGTTCCGGTCGATCTCCGCGCTGCGCACCATGATGGCGCCGATCACGGTGTCGCCATCCGACGTGATGTCCGCCTGGGTCTGCGCAGCGGCGCCAGCCAGGCCGTCCACCTGCGACTCCAGCTCGGCTCGCTGCCGGCGCAGGTCCGCCAACTCCTCGGCAATGGCCTCCGGCGAGAACAGGTCCCTGGACGACTCCACCACGTTGATGCGCGCCTGGATGGCGTCCAACTCCTCGTTCAGTTGCTCGCGCGTGCGCCCTCCGGTGCCAGAGAACTCGGGGATATCCGTGACACCATCCGGCGTCACCTCGAACCCCTGGAGGGTGGTGGTGTGGGTGCGCGGGAGGCGCTCCCGGAGCCCCTCCTCCACCGCCCCACGATCGAAGCGCAGGACCAGGCGCGCCACCGCGCTGGGGTAGACCACGGGCATCAGAGCACCGTCCGCAAGGCGTCGATCGGGATGGACAGCGGCGGAATCAGCAGGACCGTCCCGGTGGCAGGCGCCGAGTCGTTGAGCCCATTAGCCACCATGAGGCGAGGCCACTCGTCCGCCGTCCGGTAGAACCGGAGCGAGATGCGGCGCAGGTCGTCACCCTGCCGCACCGTGTAGACGCCGATCGGGCGAGGGTTGGTGAGCGCGCGCATCTGCCTCGCCGTGCGCACCACCTCAGCCCCCATCCGATCCGCCTCCCGACCCAGGCCTCGGCGCCAGCGCTCCACCACCAGCCGATCCGTGACGCCCTCGTTCTCGGTGGCCTGGGTGACGGGCGTCTCCACGAGGTCCCCCGAGAGGTCCGCCACCTGGTCCCGGATCGTGGTGGCCTGGGCATCCATGCTGAGCGCGGCGGAGAACGGGATGGTCGCCGACCTCTGCGTCGCGCGGATGGTGTCGAAGACCTGGACCACGCGCTGGCGCGCGTCGCTGATGCGCTGAGCCACCGCCGCCCGGTAGTCGCGCCTCAGCGTGCTGGGCTGCCGAGCCTGCTGGTCCTGCGTGGCGTCCAGGCGGCGACGAACGGGTGCAGCGGTAGGCGCCTCGTCCGAGCTGGTACGTGGCACCTCCAGGTCGTCTCGCCCGTACCACACCCACTCCACCGTCCACACGCAGTCGCGCTCGCGGAGCCACTTGATGGACACGTTGGCGATGATCCCCATCCGCACCAGGGGGCCCCACTCCACGCGCAGCGGGCGTCCGGCTAGCTGGAGGCTCTCCATGGCGGCGACGAGCGCCTGGGCGGGGAAATCCTCGGACTCGAGGGGCGTGAACCCGGTGAGCCGCACCTGACCAGTGAGGTGCCTGTCCATCCACTGGCCCGTCATGGTGGTGGGCATCTCCTCGGGGCCGAGCACCTGGACGGATCCCACCGCGTTCCCGCCGTACCAGGTGACTTTGTTCCGGAGGCGCCTCCCGTAGTCCACGCCACGGTCTGGGACCGCTCGCCCGTTCAGGCTGATGGAGCGGTCCCCACCAATCTCCTCGATCGTCACCGGAATCGCCATGGGGCGAGTGTAGCCGGGCTCGCCTCAGCGCGACAGGATGGGGGCGAACTCGCTGCTCAGTGCACGGTCGGCCTGGCCATCGATCTCCCTGAGGATGCGCACGAGGATCCGGTCTGGGTCCGCCTCGCGGAACTCCTGCCGAATCTCCATGTGGTGCACGTTCACCGTGGTCCCTCGGTGCGCCAGGTCATCAGCGTTGGGGACGGCGCTCGTCGCCGCGTCCGCCGCTGCCGCCTCATCGAGGCCAACATCCTCCGCGCTCAGGCGATTGGGGTCGAAGTAGCGGCGCCACACCGTCCCCATGCCATCAGCGGCAGCCTGTGCGAACGGGATGAGGCCGGTGCCAGCCATGGCGCGGAAGAAGCCCTCGAGCGCCATCACGATCCCGCCCAACTCCGCGTTCGCGGTGTCCGACATCCCGTTGAGGGCAGCGGCGAACGCGCTCACCGGCCCGATGACGGCGCGGATGGCCACCGAGGTCATCGCGACGCCCTCGGCGAGACGGTGCGCAGCCCACCGGATGCCGATCACCAGCGCGATCAGGATTCCGCGCCCCAGCAGCGCGACGAGAGGTTGCAGCTCCAGCCAGAGCATGGAGAAGGCTGCCGAAAGCTCCGCCCACGCTGGGCCCAACTCCCCGTTGAAGAACGCCAGCCACGCCGCACCATGCTGCTCCATCTCGAGGAAGACGGCTGCTCCGGCCAGCGCAAGGCCAGAGACGGCGCCCAGGGCCACGGTGAGGGCAGCGAGGCCACCGAGGAGCACAGGAGCCGTCAGAGCAGCCATGACGGCCGCCAGCGCCCCTCCGATCGTGGCGCTCCCCGCTGCGCCGGCAGCGGCAGCCGTGCCACCCGCTGCCGCTGCGCCACCGCCGAGGAGCTGCGCGAGCTGCGCGATCCCGCCAGCCGCGCCAGCCGCACTCGCCCCACCGCTGATGAGGCTGCCGATGCCACCCAGAGCCATCCCGCCCAGCATCCGAGCGCCGGAGAGCGCGGCGAAGACCTGAGCGGCGCGACGCAGGTTGTCGACGATCCCGGCGAACCGCTGCGACACTTCATCCCAGTGCGCCGCCAGCCAGTCCATCCGGCCGATGATCCAGGTGAACACCCCCTCCAGGCTCCCGGCGATGCGCTCCCCGAGCGCGCGCGCGCCACCCTTGAGCGCGTCGAAGTTGGCCAGGAGGCGCCCCACCACCGTCCGGAGGAACGCCTTGAAGCGCTCCATCACGGGACCGCTGAACGCGCCACCGATCTCCGACACCACCGAGCGAAGGCTGGAGGTGAGGCCGGCGAGGGAGTTGCCCTGGGCCTGGGCAGCGATGTTGAAGCGCCCGAGGATCTCGTTGAGCTGCCGGTAGGCCTCCTGCGGGTCCCGGAGCGCCATCTGGTTCCACGCCTCGGTCGTCTGGCTGATCGCGCCCACCGAGCGCAGGGCCGAGAACGTGCGGACGTCCACGCCAGCGCGCCCCTCGATCATCGCGCGGAAGTCGCGCGACGCCTGGGCGAAATCCTGCCCCAACCCCAGCACGCCAGCAGCGTTGGCCAGCCGTTGGCTGGTCTCGAGCGCGTCCTCCATGGATCCAGTCGCATGGGCGATGGGTCCCGAGATGTCGGAGAAGATGTTGATGAGATCCTGACCCGTCGCCGGCGACTGCAAAGCCAACTCGCGGAGCCGATCGATGAACCCATCTGCGCGCCGCTGCGCGTCACCGAAGGGGATGCCCTCGATGTTGGCCGACAGCGCACCTATCCGGATGCGCGCCTGCTCGGTCTGGTCGTAGAACTCGACCATCGAGCCACCAGCACGCCGCACCCACCCCGTGAGCGCCTGGAACCCTAGGTAGCCTGCACCGAAGGCCAGGAGCCCTCGGAACAGGCGCCCACCGATGGACTCGGCCCCCCTGAGGCGCGCGGCGAGACCACCTACCGAATCAGCGAGCCGCTGGATCACGGACTGCGCGTTCCCCACGCGCATCCGCAGCTCGCCGTACACCTGATAGCTGGTCTTCGCCATGCGCTAGCCTACTTCTTCGGGCTCTCCTTTTCCAGAATCGCCGACAGCGCCTTCACCAGAGCGATCACGAAGCTCTTGGGCTGGTTGGCCAACGTCACGGCGTCCTGGTGACCATACCGCGCGCTGTAGGCGAGCAGCTTGATGAGGGTGGCGTGTTGCTCGGACGGCGATCCCTTGCGCCTGTGCGCCAGGGCCAACTCGTAGAGCATCGAGCGACCGCCACCCCCACCGCTCAGCCGTTTCCCTCCTCGCCCCCGCCCTCCTCGGTCTCCTCACCGAGCATGACGCGCGCGTAGTGGGTGGACACGATGTTGCGCCCGCGCTGCCCCAGCGCCTCCCAGAGCCACTCCCGGTGAGCCGTCTTGACCACGGGCTCGCCGTTGAAGCTGTAGATGCTCCGCTGCGCCATCATGAGGCCGAGGCGCGCGCCGTCGTTCCCCTTGGTCGCCTTGATGATGGCCATCTCCTCGCGCGTGCTCAGCTCGCGCACCGTGATGGTGAACGGAGCGGGGAAGACGCCCGGACGGCACTGCTCCGGTTGCAGCTCCACCGTCTCGGAGTTGCGCGGCATGTCGCGCACCGAGCCGTCCTCCACCTTGCTGGTCCACTCCTGGAACACGTCGTCGAGCTTGAAACTCATGCTGATCTCCCTTGCGTGGCACCGCCCATCGCAGTGCTCGCCGCCATCGTGACGGAAAAGCGAACGCCTCGCCAGGACCATCCCAACGAGGCGCTCGGGCACCGACCGAGGCAGTGCACTATCGCGACGCCGCAACGTGGCGAGCGGCGCGCGAGTCCCTACGAGTAGAGGAAGCGGCCGTCCTCCGCCTCCCACTCGATGTCCAGCGTGACGAACTCGTCCCGGCCACCCACCTGCACAGGCATGTCCGAGAAGAAGATGTTGTCGAACGCGGCACGCACGCGCGAGCCATCGGCCAGCGCCAGCGTGCTGGTGATGTTGAACTGGTCGCTGGCTGGACGCCGGCGCTGCGAGCGGTCCTTGGCGCGCTCGATGAACCGGAACGCCTCCTGCGCCTCGATCTGCACCTGCATCCGCCCCCTGGTCCCCTTGAAGATGTCGTCCTTGCGGTCCGACGTCTCCCCGAGGAGCCCCTGAGTCAAGATGTCGAAGCGGAAGACGAACTCCGCGCTCACGACGTCCCCGAGACCCTGCTCCTCGCCGTCCGGTCCTACGACGGCGAAGGCGGTCTCCTGGCCCTTCAATCTCTGCGACATGGTGGTACCTCGGCCCCTTCTTAGCTCGTGCTGATGACGGTGTTCTCGCCGATCTCAGTGCGAATCGTGATCGCATCGAGGCTCGAGAGGGTGCGCACCTGGGTGAGGAGCACGAAGACCCCCAGCGCCAGACGCTCCGGTGTGTTGCCACCGACGCCGTCGAGCCGGTAGTCCTCGATCCGCGCCAGGTCGGGCGAGTTGACGCTCAGGAGGCCGCTGAGGAAGCTGTCCTCGGCAGCCGTGAGCGCCTCGCGGCGCGTCAGCCTGTTCAGCTTCTTGCTGTACGGCTTCGCCACACGCGCCATCGAATCCTGGATGAAGTCCGCCATCTTGCGGCGCGCGATGGTGGTGCGCCCCGAGGTGAGGCTGGACGTGACGCCGCTCTGGTACTGGGGGCCATCGTCCGGATCCACGATCGGCGCGCAGATGCCCACCGCCTTGAAGAGCTTGTAATCGGCGATGGTCAGGTCGCGCCCCACGTTCTCCACCTCGAAGAACGCGTCGATGAGGTCGGTGGCCTGAGCCGGGTTCTCCTCCGGGTTCAGGCGCGCGCACAGGGTGGCCAGCGGCGTGTCACCGCCCACCGTGATCACCCCGTCATCCGTGAACCCCAGGCCACCGGCCGAGCCGCGGATGGCGATCTCCGGGACGCGGAGCTTCCAGCCGGGATAGGTGTAGAACAGGCCGTCGTCCCGGTAGGAGGCCACATCGGTGCGCGCGGTGTCCGGCGACACACCCAGCGCAGCGCGCCCGATGAACTTGCGGCTCGTGAGGCCGCCCTCGCGCGCCTGCCGCTGGTTGTCGAGGCCGGCGGCCATGGTGACAGCGGTGCGCCGAGCGCTGACCATGTAGTCCGCCTCGCGCGCAGGGTTGCGCGCGTAGGCGAGCGTCGCGTCCATGGCTGCCTCGTACCGGATGTCCATCTGGGCATCCGTGAGCGCCACCGTGAGCGCGATCGGGTTGCTGCACCCCAGGTCCGTGAAGCTCGGCTGGTCGGTGAGGGTGTCCACCGCCAGCGCAGCCCCGCCCAGAGCCGTCCCGTCGTCCAGCGCAGGGCGCACCTTCACCGCCACCGCTGCCGCCGAGGCCTCCGCGAAGCTGACAGCCTGGGTGGTGACCCACGTGGTCACGCCATCGGTGACGCGCGCACCGGCAGGGAGCGTCCCGCCATCGTGATCCGTCGCTGCCGCCGAGGTGGTGGGGAGCCCGAGCGCCGCCTGGATCGCGCCCGCCGTGATCTGGATGGTGCCCGAGTCCTCGCACACGCGAACGAACCCATCCTCGGTCACGCGCGCGCTCACACCGGCCGAGCCCCAGCCAGCGGTCCCGTTGAAGATCGCCACCAGCTCCGCCGCCGTCACGGCGTCGATGTTGCCCACGTTGCCGGTCCCGGCAGCCGAGAGCGCGGCGAACCCACCCAGGCGCGTGAGCGTGCCGGTCGTGACCTCCTCGATGACGATCCGGCCGGAGAGGCCCAGGATGAGGCCGGTGAGCCGGAGGTTGCCCGAGGAGTTGCTGGCGATGGTGGAGCCGAGAACCGCGTTGATGCGCGACACGATGGTGGCGATCACGCTCTCGGTGCCCAGGAACGACACCAGGACGGGCGCGTTCCCATCGACGGTGATGCGCAGCGCGTCGCCCGCGTTCATCCCGGTGGGCGCGCCGCTCGCGGTGAGCACCGCTGCCGCTGCCGCCAGCGCCGTGGTCGCACCACCAGGCGTCGCCGTCATGGTGTCGCCCGCCGTGAGGTCGAACGGACCGCGCGACGTCCCGGTGACGCACGCCAGCGGCGTGAGCTGCACCTGACCAACGCTGTCGTCCACCCGAGCGATCATCAGGCGACGCGAGCGGAGCCCCTTGAGCTTGAGGTACCCGTTGCCGTTCCACAGCTCGCCGCCACCGCGACGCGCGACCGGGTCCTGGCTCGGGGTGCCACCCCGCACGAAGCCGAAGGAGCCGAACTTCTGCGCGAAGTCCTGGGGCCCGACGACCTCCTGGACCTGGGTGTTGTAGGGGACCGCTCCCAAGCTGTCGCCGCCGGCAGCGTAGGGGCCGTCCTCGAACTGGCCCACCACCAGGACCGCACCCGTGCCCACTCCCGTGGAGGGCGCAGGGGGGGCCAGGTCCACCACGTTGACGGCCTCGATCTCGAGTAGCTGCTCGAGGGTGGGATCCTGATTGTATCGGCGGACGAAGACCATGCTCTGCGCTCCTCTCGACCCCCGTGTGGAGGGGTAGACGGAAGGAGAGTAGCGCAGCCGAGACGGCCCGTCACTCTTGCTCGGGAACCAGCTCCTCGGTGGGGCCGATCGCCACCAGGGACACGATGGGCTGGAGCATCGTGGCGCAGCGCAACTCCACGCTGTCGATGTTCACGTTGACGCTCACGATGGCGCGCCGCTCGTTGGCCCACACCGGATCCGTCTCATCGACGCGACGGTATCCGAGGAGCTGCGCACGCACCGGGAGGCAGTAGTACATCGGCGTCCCGGTGAGCATCAGGCGAGACGTGGCCTCGCCAGGTGAGAAGGCGCTCACCAGCCGCGCCAGAATCGCCTCCCGCTGCGCCACGTTGGTGGCCCAGACGTCGATCTGCATCGTGGCGTCCGCCTCGCCGAGCTTCCACAGGCACGTCCCGGCAATGCCCTTGTCCTCGCAGTCGTAGCGCCCCCACGTGTCCTCGAGCGCGCTGGGTCCGCCGAGCTTGTGGGCGAGGATCGGCACCTCGGACATGCTCAGCGTGGCGCAGGGGTAGGGTGGCTGCGAACCCGGATCGGGCCACTCGTCCAGGACCGCCTCGAAGCGGAACTGCGTGCTCGGGACAGGCGTGGTCCCGCCGTTGCCGTTGATGGCGAACTCGAGCCCCTCCAGGTAGGCGCGCATCACCACCGCCATCGCCTGCTCCGGGTCGATCGCATCGGTGGGGACGCGCACGCCGAACTCGTCGTTCATCAGGATGGGGGTCCCGGTCATCACACCTTCTCCAGCTCGGCAGCCACCATCGCCTCGATCTCGGGGCGCGCCTGCTCCCAAGCGTCGCGGAAGTAGAACCTGGGGCGCGTCCCGCGCAAGGCGATGGCGCGCTGGACGGCGAAGGCGATGGAGCGCGCCTGCCGATCGTCGCGGGCGAGCCCCTTGGTCTTCACCCAGTCGATGAGCGGCTGGAGCGGTGGACGGTGCGGACGGGTGCCCTCCTCCACGAAGCCAGCGTGCGGCGCGTCCACGGTGACCAACGCCCCATCGGGGACGAGCGACACGCCTACGGACGCCGCGAGCTGCCCACTCGCCACCGCGTTGGTCTCGCGGATCTTCTCGACCACGACGCCCTTGAGCCGCTGCGCGCCGAGGCGGAACCCCTTCACCATCGCCTTCTCCAGCTCAGGCACCAGGGCAACGACCTGGCGCTGGAACTGCGTCAGCGTCATCCGCTTGACGGTCATCGCGGCGTCCAGGGCTCCGGTGGACGCCGAGGGTTGCCGTTGGGCGCCATCCTGTCGTCCTGGGCCCGGATGGACACCACCCACTCGAACCGCATCTGGTCGAGGTAGGGAGCGCCAGCGATCACGAAGCGGCGACGCGCCTGCGGATCGCCATCGGCAAAGCGACCGTCTGCCACCACCTCCAGGAAGGCCTCCTCGCCGGGCCCCAGGGCGCGCGGGAAGAGCTTCGTCACCTCGGCCTCGGTGTAGCGCGGGGAGATCTTGCGGAGCCGCGCCTCGCCGCGCTCCGGGCTGCCAGCGTCCTTGGGGGCTCGGCGGAGGTTGCCGAAGTCCACCACCGGAGACGGGACGATCTCGGTGCGCGACACCACGGTGGCCTCGCCGCGCCCCTTGGCGCCACCGCTCCAGCGGAGCACCACCGACCACACGCGATAGGGTGCCAGGCCGAGGCCAGCGACGAGCGCGCGCGCATCGTCCACCACCGCCCCCAGCTCGGCCGCCAGGCTGCTCTCGGCCTCCCACTCGTCGAGGCCGCCAGGGACGCCGCTGGTGTTGGGTCGCTCAGCCACGGATCACCCGATGATGCGAGCGTTGACGCCGCCCGCGCTGGTGGCCCCCTGGTACTCGACCTGCGAGTACGGGTTCGGCACGACGCCGAGCTGGTCGGCCACGCGCAGCGTCCAGAATCGGAGCTGCTCGGTGAGCTGGGTGAACTCGGTGGCGTTCAGCGTGACCTCACCGACGCGGCTCGCCTTGAGCCTCGTGCGAGACTCCGCCATCTGGCACTCCACGCCGAGCGCGCGACACAGGTCGGTGCGCACGCGCGCGCGCGCCTCGGGCCGGATGCGGTGGAACGCATCGAATACCAGGAAAAGCGGCTGGCTCGCCGCCGGATACCCGAGCTGGATGCTCTGCGCGAGCGCAGCCCAGTTGGGATACCCGAGGAGGCGGAGAATCGAGTCCTTCTCCGCCTCCGTGAAGACGCTGGTGTCGTTGCCTGGGTCCTGCGCGCTGCTCATGGGGCGTCCTCCGCCCCGCTAGCGTACCAGGCCCAGGCCCAGGCGTCAGGCGCGGTCGACTAGCTCGAGCTGGATGCCGCACCGGCGCAGCATGTCCAGGTCGTGCGTGATGGAGGTCACGCGCGCGCCATCGTTGATGACCACGAGGCGCTGATCGATCGGCACGCGTCCACCCTTGACGACGCGGAAGACCTCGGTGTGGGGCACCGAGGCGAGGTCGCCACGGGACACGCCACGATCGAGCATCGAGAGGTGCTTCTGGCTCCCGAACTTGTAGTTCTTGGGGAGGCGGCGACCCACCTGCTCCTCGATGACCTCCTTGCGAGGCGCGAGCTTCCGCAGATCGTCTCGGCTGATGGGCACCGCGCGCTCGGGCACCGGCGACACGGGGACGCCCAGGAGCCTGGCGTCGTCCGGAGCCGCCTCGTCATCGGCCGGAGCCGGCAGGGTGGGGGCCACGACGGCCTCAGCGGCCTCGCTGGGCGCGGACTCGGTGGCCTCGGTGGTGGTGCCAGCAGTGGGCTCGTCGCCTTCCTTGGCGTTCTTCTCGGTGACAGGAGCGGATCGGGAGCGGGCCATGAGTACCTCCAGGGGGGAACGGGTGAATCCTAGCCTACTCGAGACGGAAAGACGAAGCCCCCCGTGCCTGGGAAGGCGCGAGGGGCTCCGAGAAGCTGAGCGCGCGGCCTACGCGTGCTCGATCACGACGGCGCGCTTGTAGGTGGCGAGGCCACCCGTGCTCCCGTCGGTGGGGGTGGGGAAGTCGCCGCTCCAGCTCCACGAGCTGGTGACGATCTGCTGGAGCGCATCCTGGGGCGCGCGGATGATGTAGCGGACGCGGTCCACCATCACCACGACGCCACCGTTGACCATCGCAGGCATGTCGCTGACGCGACCCTGGACGCCGGCAGGCGTGATGAAGGCAGCGGCCTCGTCCACGTACTTCTCGTACAGAGCGCCAGCGCCCAGCACGAGGGTTCGACGGATCTGGATGCCCGTCTGGTTGCGGACCTCGGCGCCGATGTCGGGAGCCTCCTCCGCCGAACCGCCGCCACCGCTGGTGTCCACCAGGGAGCCGACGTTGGTGCGGATCGGGTTCTCGCGGTTCCGGTAGAAGCGCGCGCCCACCAGGTCGCCGATGATCAGCTCGCGGTAACGAACGTCGTCGGGGAGGCTCTGGTTGAGGCGCTGGAACGCGGGGTCCTGGAAGATCTGCGCCTCGCCCTGGGGCGAGAGGTGCACGTGGTAGAACCCGTCCTCGAAGGTGGGGACGTTGTTCTCGCGGAGGATGGCGATCGCGTTGATGACGGTCTGGAGCGTGAGGATCTCCGTGCCGGTCAGCGCGTCCACCGTGGCGCCACCGCCCTCGCGCAGGAGGGTGGGACGGAAGTCGCTGAACACGCCAGCGCGCAGGGCCAGGCCAGCGCCCAGGGCGGAGGCGAGGTCGAGGATGCCAGGGCCGAACGGCTCGTTCGGGTCCAGCGGCGTCGCGCCGATGACCTGGTTCGTGGCGCCACCCGTGAAGGTGACGGGGATGGGCGCACCGGCGGAGACCGGGACGATGGTCCCGTTCGCCTGCACCTCGGCGAAGCCGTTGAGGCTTGCGACCACGAGCTGCGTCGCGCCGATGCCAGCCGCCAGGATGAGCACCGTGTTCCCGCCCAGGTACGAGCGGTACAGCGGGTCACGCGCCGAGCGGTTCATGTACTGGCCAGCGTGGAGGCCGAGCTTCTTGGTGTCCTCGATGAACGTGGACGCCAGCGACACGAAGCTGGTGGGCATGTGCGTGTCGATCGACTTGCCGTGCTGGGCAGCCGTCGCGCGCCACTGCTCCACGGGGTAGCTCCCGCGCGAGGGGTCGGAGCCCGGCGTGAGGGGGCGGATGTCCACCTCCATGAGGCCGGTGCGGGTGAAGATCTGCGTCTCACCCAGGTTGGCAGGCCACCGCTCGGGGCGAGCCTCGTCCCGGTAGAGGAGGTTCGGGAACAGCGCGTCCCGGAACTCCCGCACCAGGGTCCGATCCTGGATGATGCTCGCCAGCTCCGGCGCGAAACCCTGTAGCGAAATCGTCATGTGCCCTGTTCTCCCGTTTTCCTTCGAAAATGCCGTGCGCCCCGAGGTGGTCCCGACTGTTTACCGCCGTCGTGCGCGTTCGGAGGGGCAGACGAATCCTATCGCGGCGGAGAACACCAAGCAAGAAGCCCCGACGACCACGTGGGATCGCCGGGGCTCATGTGCGTGAAAACGCCTGATTTCAGGTCGTTCCGTACCTCTGGCGCTTGTACTCAGCGTACTCGGCCGGGGTCATGGACATGGTGTCCTTCGGCGCAGGACGCCCGTTCTGCGACTGGTCCGCAGGCGGCGTCACCGCGTTGGGTGTGGTGGTGGTGCTGTTCGCCGGAGGCGCTGCTGGCGCTGCCGGTGTGCCCTCGAGGCCGAAGCGGACGCGCTCGGTGGGCTTCTTCAACTCCTCGGCGAGCCACGCCTTGCGATCCTCGGGCTTCGCCAGCCCCAGGCGATACGTCACGTACCCCACGTCGCGGATCCCATGCTCGGCGGCGAGCCTGGTGATCTCCAGCTCCTCCCTGGCTGCCGCTGCCGCTGCCTCCGCCGTCTCCGCGCGCGCCTTGGCCTCCTGCGCCTCCTGCGCAGCGCGCTCGCTGGCGCTCAGCTCCGCCTTCTTCCGCTCGGCCGCCTCCGCCTTGAGGCGCTCCAGCTCGGCGAGTTGGTCCTTCGCCTTGTCGGGATCCACCCCCAACTCACGGAGCTGCGCGCGAGCCGCCTGAGCGACGCGCTGGTTGAACGCCTCCGCGTTGGGGAACGTGATGGGCTCGGGAGCCGGTGGCGTCCCAGCAGGTGGCGGAGTGTTCGGTGGAGTCGCCGGTGGCTGGTTCGCCGGTGGTGTCCCACCCGCACCGCCGCCACCACCGCCGCCGCCACCACTGCCCTCGCCAGCGGCGGACATCAGTGCGCTCATCATCATCAGCTTTCGAAGCATTCTCCTGGATCCCTTCCCGGCTCTTCCCGCTGCCGTTCGCGTGGCTGAGACGATAGCACGGGAGACGGAAAGCGAAGGGCCCCGATCGCCAGCGCGACCGAGGCCCTTGGGGTGGGGCTGGTGGGTGGACTACAGCGCGACGGTGTCGCCCATCTTGCTGGCGACCGAGGCCGGCGCAGAGCCGGTGCCAGGGACCGGCAGGAAGACGAGCGTGGCGCGCGTCACCGCATCGGCGATGAGGAACTGGACCGCAGCGCCGGTGTTCGCGAGCGCCGCCTGTCCGGTGGTGGGCGCACCACCGCGAGCGATCACGGTGGCAGCCCCGACGACGGTGCCAGCGGTGGCCGTCGCGGAGAGCAGCGCGAACGCCTCGTACCCCTGGGGCAGCGCAGCGACGCCGGTGCCAGGAACGACCGCGACGTCAGCCGTGATGGGCGCCTGCTCGTGGCTGTAGTACGCCAGCTCCACCTCGGGGTCCGAGCCAGCGGTGTGGATGATGACGTTGCCGGTGGGGGTGACCTTGCACTGGTTCGCGGCGAGGGTGGCGCCCTCGTTCACCGGCTCCTTGAAGCCAGCGTTCGCGCCGCTGCGCAGGAAGCAGGAGACGATTCCAACGGCCTTCTCGCCATCGGGCAGAACCACCGTCCCGGAGACCGACTGGGCCACGATGCGGCGCAGGAGGCCACGGAACGCGGCACCGCCCTTCGCCGTCTGGATGGCGGCCGGGAGCTTGTTCGGGTTGGCCTCGTCGAGGACCGTCTGGAGGGTGCGTGAGAGAAGGGTCATGTGCGCGCGCTCGCTTTCTTTTGGGTTTCACCCCAGCTCTGGAGGGGTCATGGCGGGGACCTACATCGTCTCGCGACCGCCCGCAACGATCGTGATGGACCCCTGACCGCTCACCTGCAATCGCGCAGGAGATGCGCTCCGGGGGAACTCGTTGATGAAGAGGCCCTGGACGTCCACGTCCGCCCCAGCTCCAGAAGCCGAGCCGCTGAGGCCGAGCGTCCCGGCCCCAGTGCCACCCGTGACGGTGACGGTGGCATCCTCGCCGGTGCCCAGGCCACGGACCTCGAGCTGGCCATCGCTGCGCACCGTGGCGCGCGGTGTGGCCAAGCCAGCGAGTGCGCACGCAGCGTTGATGCGCGCGGCGCACTGGGCAGCCGTCTGGTCCCCTGCCAGGAAGGCCACGCTCACCGCCACGGTGGCGGAGCCCGGCGTCACGAAGCTGAGGTCCAGCGTCTCACCGCCGGCGAAGCTCGTGGGGAAGGTGCCACCAGTGCCCACCAGCACCGCCTCGTCTGCGCCGATGCGGAGGCGGAACGGCGACTGCGTTCGCACCATCAGGAACTCGATGGCAGCCAGGTCGTCCAGGATGTCCATCTCGTCCCAGGCCGCCCCCACGGCCCCAGCGGTGAGCACCTGGATCGGCTTGGCCGTCGCGATGATCGTGTTGTAGCTCTTGGGGCACCCCTCGCCGAGAGCCTTGACGAGCGTGTCCGCACCTGCCCCCGAGAGGCAGTCGGCCGAGCCACGCACCATGAGCGACCCGCGGATTTCCAGTTGTCCTGACACGCTTGCTCCTCAGTGAGATGGTGGGGCCGGAGCCCTACTTACCGCCGCCGCTGGGCGGGGTCAGGGTCTTGCCACCGGCAGCCTTGGTGCCAGCCGCGTCGCCGTTGCCTCGCGGCATCGGGGTCGCGTCACGCGTGGCGCTCCCGTTGCCGGGGAACAGCGCGCTCTTGCGCACCGGGTTCACACCAGCGGGACGCCCGCTCCCCGCACCGTTCATTCCGTCATCCATGGATCACCTCCGACGGGATGGAGCGTAGCGCGGGGAGCAGGGGGCGTCTACCGTCGCCGAGTGCGCGGAGGTTGCGCGAGCGGGCGATTGGGGTCCTCGCGCACCTCCGCCATCTTCACCACCGGCAGCGCGCCGCTCAGCGCACGCTCCGCCTCCTTGAGCTGGAGGTGCACCAACTCCAGGCCCAGCCGCATGTCCTCCACCGTGCCCTTCGCGGTGGCAGCCTCCACGATCTGCTCACAGAGCCCGATCGCCGAGCGCATCGAGCCCTTCACGTAAGCTCGGATCATCTGGTCTTCCGTCACCGACATCTCGCCTCCTTGGGGCTCGCGCCCTCGTCCATCTTGATGCGCTCCACGCGCCCCCCAGGGTAGACGCGCACCAGAGGCACGTCGTCGTGATCCTCGCTGGTGAGCACCACCAGCCACGCCGTCTCGCGCCCGCTGGGCAGCCAGCGCACCCTCCCGGCGATGCGCTCGGCGCACGCGTTGTCGTACTGGGCATCGGCCGCACCGCGCGCGAAGTCCACCGCCAGATCCCACGCATCCGGCGAGACGCCCACGCAGTAGCGAGGGCGCGAATCACCAGGCGCGAGCACGATGAACGTCGAACTCATGACGCCACCGCCGGCTCACCCAACTCGCGCTCCCAGGGACCGCGGATCTGCCCCAGGCGCCCATCCTCCGCCAGGAGCGCCGGGAGCGCCGCCACCACCTCGCCGAGCGCGTAGGTGCCGCGGTCACCGCCAGAGCCCCCCGTGTAGCGCCAGCGCGCCCCCGTCTCAGCCACGTGGAGCGTCGCCACGTAGCGAGTCCCCTCGTCGGGCGAGACCAACGCCAAGCGCCACCCAGCGCCCTCGAGCGCCACCCAGCCGCGACCCTGGTGCATCCGCCACTTCCTGCGCATCATCATTCGTCCCTTCCCTTCGGCGCAGTGTGGAAGGCGTCCATCGCCTCCCGCCACTGGTGATCCGTGATCGTACCACCAGCCACCTCGTCGGCCTTCGCCGCGAAGCGGTCCGCAGCATCGAGCGCCGCGCCGCACTCCGCCTGCGTCTCAGGCGTGCTGGGCCACGCGTACTGATGCCGATCGGCGTCGGTGCGCGCGAGGTGCTGGAGCCAGAGCCACACGCGAGCGCGCTGCGCGCCCTGGTCGGTGGCCTCGGTGGTGCTGGTGGTGCTCACGACCACCTAAGCCCCGCCGAGGCTGCGCCAGGGCGGGGCTAGGTGGGCTCACTCGGGCCTCAGCAGGAGGCCGCTCCGAACACCAGCCACTCGCTGACCTTCGCCCCACGCTTGACGCGGATGGCGAAGGCAGGGCCCCACTTGTCCATCCCGCGATCGGTGTAGTGATCGGCCACCGCTGCCGCACGCGCAGCGCGCTTCGCCGAGGACTTGGTCTTGAGGGTGCGCAAGGCAGCCTTCGTCCGCGCGCGCTCAGCCGCCTGCTCCGGGCCTCGGCGCCCCTTGAGGGCCACCAGGCGCAACTCCAGGTCGTTGCGCGCGCTGTAGACCTCGTTCTCGAGGTTCAGCTCACGTACCTCGCTCTTCTCGGCGAGGGTCCCGGTGTACCCACCGTGTCCGTGCTCCCAGCGGGCCTGGCGCACCGCCTCGTCGAACGCCGTCGCGAGGTTCGCACCCTTGATCGTCTCCTGAAAGTAGCTGGCTCCCATTTTTCTGTCTCCCTTGCTGTCAGCGCCCTGCGCGCTGACGAGGATGTGTCTACCTGACGCCACGCAGGTGAGCGAGCATTATTTCGGCTCGCGTGCGTTTTTTTTCTACCCCTCCGCTGCACCCACCGCCATGGCGAGGCGCTCGATGCGGCGACAGGCGCGCTCCACCGCTACCGCTGAGCGAATCGCAGCCCAGCTCCACCCCAGATACTCTGGTGGCGGTGGCTTGCCTTGGTTGCTCTGGAGGGCTCGGCTGGGAGGCAATTCGACCACCATCGCGGTGGCACGAGACACCTCGTAACCACGCCACTCCTCCATCAGCGGCTCCAGGCTGGCGATGATCCGGTGCTCCATACGACGGAGCACCGCCCTGTCGCACCGCATCACCCGTGCGACGCGCCGCTGGGGCACCCCCTCGGGGTGCGCTGCCAGCTCCGCCCACACCACGTCCCAACTCGGATCGATCACGCCTTCCTCGCCTTCTGGGCGCGCTGATGCGCCCTGAGAAACGCCACGAGAGCGCGGTCGAGCGCACGCCAACGCGCACGCTCGGCCACCTTCCGCATCGCCTCCCGCTGCTCCACGCGGAGTAGGGTGGCGATCTGGTCGCTGTAGTCCCGCATCACACCCCCCCTTCGTTGCGCACCACGAAGCGGCAGCCGGGGTTCACCTTCTCGAGGTAGGCGACCTTCACGTTGGCGAGGAACTCGTTGGAGCAGCGCGCCATCGGCTGGGCCTTGCTCACGCTTCCGTCCTTGTTCACGCTGCGAATCACCCAGGGGCGCTCGGCGTCGCTGCGATCCTTGCGTCCGGCCTCAAGTGCACGAAAAGCGGTCGTGGTCTTCATCGTTCCTGGCTCCCTTGCTGCCAGCACCGCGCTGGCTCCCCTTGTCTACGAACTTCCCGTCGGGATGGCGAGCATTATTTTGCTCGGCATAGCATTATTCTCAGCGACCCCCAGTTCTGCTGGCGATTCGTGCGCCAGCGGCGTCGCGCTCTGCTCGGATAGCGCGCGCACGCGCCAGGACGGCCTCCTCCTGGGCTGGCGTGAGCTGTCCGGTGGCTGAGGCGGCGAGGGCGCTCCTGATGTCGGTGGGCTCGGGGCGCGTGCTGGGTGTGTTCGGCCACTCGGGGCGCCACGGGATCACCACCTCGCGATCGTTGGGGCGTGCGGGTGGGTGCTGGTAGCGGCGTCCAGCGCCGTCCACGAACTCCTCCCGCAGACCGCGAACCTGGCCATGTACCGCCAGGGAGTCCGGTGCGACGCGGTTGTCCATCATGGCGAGGATCTTCTTCTGCCCACCGGGGAGGTGCTCCTCCTGCTGATGCATCACCTCCATCGAGCTGGCGTTCTGCGCGAAGGCGATCTCGGTGCGCACCAGGCGCGCAGCCCAGTACCGATGGCGCGAGAACAGGCCCTCCGGGATGTTGGCCACCTGGGTGCGGACCACGCGTCCGCCTACCACGCGAGCCCGGAGGCTGACGTTGGGCCCCCTGGGTCCGCCGAGGCGCTGTAGCTCGTCGATCATCTCGGACTGGGAGGCGCCACGCAGGAGGCCAGCCTGGAGCACCTCCTCGACCTGGCGCGCGATGATGGCTCCGTAGCGGTCCATGGAAGTGGGGATGCGTCGGAGCAGCGCACCGCTCACCGTCCGCTCCGCGCGCGCCAGGCCCGTCACCTCGTCCAGCATCAGGGGGCGCGAGACGCCGGTGAACGCCTCCTCGAGCGCTGCCATGTGGCGCACGCTGGAGCCGTAGCTGGCGCGCACCGTGGCCATCGCGGCGTCGTGCGTGATGCCGCTCATGCGCGCCTCCGTGTAGGCCGTCACGAGCCGCACCTGGTGCCTGTAGCTCTGGAGCGACGCTCCGGTGAAGCGAGCCGATGGCCCCCCGTGTAGGCGCGCCTCGCGGCGCAGTCGCCGCTCCAGGTCGCGGTCGGCCTGGCGCAGCATCCGGACGACCTGGCGAGTGGCCACGCGCCCAGGCCCCTGGCGCATGTCGAAGCCCCGCTCGGCGCGCAGGAGGATCTCCTGGAGCACCGCCTCAGCGCGCGCGATGCGGTCGAGCAGCGGTAGGGGGGCAGCCATCGCCCAACCCTACCATCAGACCTTCGTCTTGGCCTCGACCTCGTCCTCTTCGTCCGGGTCGCCGGGGAGCTTGGCGCTGGCCTCTGTCACGCGCGTGATGGACTCCACCTCGCGCTCCATGGCGCGCTCCCCATCCGCCTCGATCGCTGCCAGCTCGGCGTCCACGTCCTCCACGCCGAACAGGTCCGCCACCGCCTTGAGGCTGGTCTTGTGGCTGAGAACAGGCTTCCCGCCGTTCGCCGACATCACGCTTGCCGCTGCCGCTTGCTTGTCGGTCCAGGTGGGAGCGAAGTAGGTGGGCCACGTGAGCGTCACCGTCTCGCCGCTGCCGAGCTTGGGGGTGCGCAGCTCCTTGGCGACGTCCCCTGGCTCCCCATCCTCCGAGGCGCTCGCCTCCAGCACAGGGCGGAGCTTCACCGACTCCGGTGGCAGCGTGCGCGCCTGCCGAAGCAGGCCCTCGAGTGTGCGTGTGATGCCTGGTCCGTACACCTCGCGCAGCTCGTCGCACCTGGCCGTCTGGGGGGCGTAGAGCAGGCGGAGGGCCGCTGCGCTCTGCGCCGCGCCGCTGATCTTCTCGGCGTCCGCGTCGATGACCTGGGAGGCGGCGAGCACACCAGCGCGCACCTGAGCCGCCGTCTCAGCGGCGGTGCGCGCGGCGTCGCCCTTGACCTCCAGGTAGTCCGCGCCACCAGGGGCGAAGATCGCGTGACCCTGGCCCTTCTTCACGACGCCAGGGTTGTTCCGCCGCTCGTCCTTGATCACCAACGTGGGATCCGCGTTGGCGAGGACGCCCTTGCTGGCGCCGCTGACGAGACGGTTGATCTCGTCCATGTTCGGGCCCTGCTCGTGGTAGTCGCACTCGCCGTCCACGCGCTCGGTGTCGCTGGTGTTCTGGATCCAAGCCACCGGACAAGCGTCGCCGGGGACCAGGGCGAAGCGGCTGGGCTCCACGCGCGAGCGCCAGTAGGGGAGGTTCGCGATCTCGGCCGGGACGGCGTCCCAGACGATGTCCTGGGTGGGGTCCCAGTACCGGACGTACCAGAACGAGCGGTCGGTGTAGGTCTTGGCGTCCTCGTCCCAGACGCGCGTCTGGTAGGAATACGCCTTCACGCACGCCAGCGGGATGAGGTCGTTGCGATCCGCCCAGGCCAAGACCTGGCAGTGCTTCGCGTTGTGCACCTCGATCACGGGCTTCCCGTTGGAGAAGCCCCAGGAGAGCACCACCGAGCCCACACTGCCGCCCTTCCGGCGAGCCTCGATCATGCGAGGCCAGAGCTTGGCGTCGCGCGCGCACGCGCGCACCCAGGCCTCTGTCTCCTCGTCGCCATCCACCGTGATCTGCGGCGTGTTCCCGCTGCCGAAGAGCATGTTCGTGAGGCGCCCCACGATGGTGCGCGCCACGGGGACGGTGGTGCTGGGGCACCGCTCCGAGAGCGGCACGTACCAGCCAGGCTTGATCGCCGCTTCCTCGCCGAGCCCGCGGAAGTAGCCGTTCCAGTCGTACTTCTTCCCGTCGTCCTGGGTGCAGCGGTAGTAAGACTCCTGGCGATCGAGGCGCTGGAGACGCGCCTGGTCCATCAGCTCGGGGAGCCGCGCGTTGGGGATCATCGGGGGCAGGGGGGACAGCGCCACGGGGGCCTCCTATCAGGGGGTCTCGCCGAACTTCGCCTTGAACTCGGCGTCGCGCTTGCGGCGATTCTCCGCCACCTCATCCCGACGACTGCGGATGTCGCGCTCGATGGCGTCCGGCTCCTCGCCAGCCTGAATCCGCTCGGCGATCCACTCGCCGGCAGCGAGCAGGAGCCGAAGGATGGTGAAAACGGTGTTCGCGGTGTCCATCAGCCGATCCTCCCGAGCACGAGTTGGAACGCTTCCCACGCTGCTTTCGCAGATGCGGCAGCCGACGCGGTGGCAGCCAGCGCCTCGGCGAGGGCTGCCTCCGTGATCTCGCCTCGGCGAAAGGCGTCAGCGGCAGCGCGCCCCAACGTCTGAGCATCGCGCACCGCTTCGAAGGCCTCCACCAGCACGTCACAGGCCTCGCGCGCCGCACGCAGCGCCTCGCGCGCCTGGGCCACCTCCTCGGGGCGGTGCGCGGCGATGATCTCGCCCTCCACCCGATCGCAGGTGCGGACGCTCAGCTCGTAGGCTGGGTCCACCACATCCGTGACGGTGTTCAGCGCCTCGTCGATGCCGTTCGCGGTGTGCTGGGCGGAGCCGCACCCAGCGAGGAGGCACAGGGCCAGGAGGGCGGCGATGGGGGTGTGTGCGTTTCGCATCGGACGAGGCTACCACGAGCCGTCGTCCAGCGCCTCAGAGCGGAGTGGGGTTGTCGCGCACGCCGTAGGTAGCGGCCGTCCCGCTGCGCGTGAGGCTGGTGGCGCCCACGAACGGAGCCCAGGTGGCTCCGGGATCGCCACCATCCACACGCCAAGCGTTCGTCCAGTCCCCACCACTGGGGATGGACTCGAGCCGGCGAGACTCCAGACACGCCTCGCTCAGCTCCCGCACCTCATCAGCGTTCAGGAGGCGCGTGACGTAGGCCGCCCCGTGAACGAAGCCACCCGTGTCGATGCCGTGCTGGTAGGCACCATCAGCCGCCGCACCGATCGACAGGTTGCCACCGGCCGTCTGGCCCGTCACCGCCGACGTGAAGAAGGCGACGTGCCGCTGCCCGTTGATCCAGAGGATCGCCGTCGTGTTTCCGAACTCGTCGTAATTGAAGACAACCACGACCACGCAGAACTTGAGCCCGACGTCCGCCCCCGAATACTCGAACGTGCGGAGCGTACCGCCGCCGTCGTACATGCTCACACCCAGGCGCGTGACCACGTCCGCCGTGAAGTTGCCCGAGTAGCGGATCCCGAATCCGCCCACCCCGTTGATGGTCCCCATGACCCAACGGTTATTGAAGCTCGTCGAGACGGTGTTCGAGCCCACACGGACCACGGCGCACACCGTGTGCTGGTTCACCGCGTTCAAGGGGTCGCTGCCGAACCTGTAGTGACGCGTCGTGGAGAGCCCGGTGATCTCCTCCACCGAGGGGCCACCCCCCGAGGGCGTCACGCCAACGATGTCGGTCCCAACTCGGCCGAGCAACTCGCCATCGGCCACCGAACCCATGGTGAGCAGCGTGCCTCCGCTGATAGTGGAGCGGAGCCCACGAACGTCGGGAGAGGCCGGTGTGCCACCGAGCTGCCCAGCGACATCCGCCTTGTTCGCCACCAACGTGCCGAGGGTGTCAAGAGCACCGCTCACGCCAGCACCGGAGACGCCTGAATCGTTGGTGACCTGGGACGCAGCGTAGTCGCCGCCGGCAGCCGCTACGGCCCCAGTGCGTCCGAACACGCTGCTCACGGAGCTGGGGATCGTACTGGGCACCCAGGCCGAGCCGTTCCAGATGAGCGCCTGTCCGTTGGTGGGTGCGGCGGCGGAGATGGCGCGACCCTGGAGGCGCTCCACCGTGTTCGCCGCCGCTGGCCCTGTGGCATCCCCACCCAGCACGGTGGCACCGCCGCCACCGATGGCGCCTGCCGCTAGGAGCAGCGACACCAGGTCGCCGTCGCGGCTCTGGAGGCTGAGCTGCCGCCGGAAGGCTGCGACGGGAGCAGCCATCGTCCCTGACGTGTAGAGCACCAGAGGGCAGCCAGTGGCCTGGAGCCCTGGCACCGAGTACTCGGCGTCCGAGATGACGCGCCCAGCCTTGAGCAGCGTGGTGCGACCGTCGCCGGTGGGAGCGAAGCAGTCCTCGAGAACCAGATAGTCGGCCATGTGGCCAGCCTATCATCGCCCGAGGGCGCGCGCCTTAGTACGCGCCGATCGCAGTCGGGAGCGCAGTTCCGCCGCGCTGCGTGCTGAACCCGCCCACGTGGTTACCCAGGTCGCTGGCGCTAGTGAGCGCCCCGGTGCCACTCACCGTCATCTCGAGACCGGTGCCAGCACCACCGCCACGCAGGACGCACCCTTGGACCGCCGGCGAGGTGACAGGGCGAGCAGCATCGGGGCTCGCGAAGCGCACACCGCCGCTCGCCCCAGCGGCAGCCACCACGGTGGTGTCGCGCACCTGGGCGGCGATGAGGCCAGCGTTGCCGAAGAAGTCCAGGTTGACGCCCCAGCCGCTATCCACCGTGATGTCGCACCCGCTCACCTTGGTGCCCACCACATCACCGCCGACCACCACGAAGAGCACGCCAGCAACGCGCGATCGGTGGATCGTGCTCCCGACGCACGAGTTGAACGACCCCTCGCCCAGCTCCACACCGATATCCACCTGGTTCGCCGCGCCGCTGTCGCCGAAGATGCAGTTCTCGATGCGGTTGCGCTGCCCGGTGGCCTGAGCGGCCGTCGCCACCGAACCGGCGCCGAGTGCGACGCTCGAGTAGGTGCGCAAGCGGCACGCGTTGAGCAACGCACCGTTATCCGTCATGCGCAGCATCGTCCAGAAGCCAGGGAAGTTGGAGACGGTCCCAGCGGACGCCTGGCAGGCGATGAGACAGCGCACCAAGCGTGCGCCGCCTGACACGTTGATGAAGCGGTTGGCGTCGCCGTCGAGCAGCGCACCACCAGGGTTCGAAGCCATCGTGATGGCCAAACGCTCCATGAGCCCAGCCACCTGGAGGGCCAGCATCTCACCCGAGGAGGGGAGCACCAGGCGTGTTCGATCGCCCTCGCCGCGAACCGCCACCGAGCCGTCCACCACGGTGGGTCCAGCCGCACCACTCGGTCGCAGCTCGTAGTCCCCTCGGAGCACGTAGACGCCACCACCCGTCACTACCGCATCGGCGAGCGCGTCGCGGTACGCGTCGCCGTCCCCGGTGTCCAGGTGCGTGCACGAGTCGCTCGTGTCGCCCGCTGGGGCGTTGCCCACCACGTAGAGCGGCGTGTGAGCATCCCCAGCCGGCCCGGACAGCGCACCGGATGCGGACAGGAGCCCCACCAGCGACCTGGTGGTGGGCGCCTGGATGTATCGAGCGAGCGCCGTGGCTGCCGGAGACCCATCCGTGAAGGCGAGCAGTGGGATGCCTTGCGCCTGGAGGTTGGGGATGTCCACCTGACCATCGTCGAGGAGCTGCCCAGCACGGAGCACCATGGGCCCGGTGGGGAGGTTGTAGACAGCGTCGTCGATCACGATGTAGCGCGCCATGGTCCCGAGCCTATCAGTGCTCGGCCCTCGCTGCCATCACCGGAAGAGAGGGTCCGCCTGTCGCGGGTCCTGCTCCCCATCACCAGCCTCGAGCCCCTCGATGTAGATGCGCGCCTCCTCGCGGGCGAACCAGCTCGCCATCAGCCTGTCGCCGGTGTGCGACTTGGGGGTGTACCCACGCATCTCGCGGATCCATGCGCGGATCTCGTCGTTGGCTGGCTCGCCCCCCTGGGTGGCAGGGATCACCCAGCGCGTCGCGCGCATCTCCACCGCCATCGTCTCCACACCGAAGTCCTCGGAGTGCTTCCCGCGCTTGCCGGTGCTGGTGGTGCTGAACGGGATCACCGGGACGCCGCGCCCCTGCGCGAACTGGGCGATGAACGCCTGGGCAGCCACGGACTCCACCACGACGGTGCTCTGGTAGCGGATGTGGTGCTGGACGATGCGCTGGACGATCTCGGGGCCCTGCCAGCGCCCCGATTCGACGTTGACCACCAGGTAGCGTCGGTCCGGCAGGATGGCGATCGTGAAGAGCACCGTGAGGTCGCTGTCCTCGTCCTGGCCCACCCCGAGGTCGACGCCGGTGTAGCAGGGGAGCAGCGGGCCTCCCCAGAAGGCCGTCGGTGCCTCGTCCAGGAAGCCACGCCCGAGCCCTTGCGCCAGGCAGGCGCGAATCCACGCCTCCTGGAATCGCGACGAGGCGTCCGAGTACGGCTTGCAGAGCCGCTTCCGCGCGAACGCGGACGGCGTCATGTTGGCTGCGTCCTCCCGCAGCTCCTCCACCGGAATCGCCTCGGGCCAGAGCGCCTCCCAGCGGTCCTCTGGCGCCTCCGGGTTCAGGACGGCGCTCCAGACCTGCATCCCCCACGCTGGCCTCGAGCCCAGCGTGTGGAGCAGGTCTTCCTCGTGCCACGGCGTCCCTATGCACCAGACGCGGAAGCGCGTCTTGTCCCCCTGCGCGCGCGACTTGCGCCCCCTGGGGCCCTTGCGCGTGAAGACCTTGGTGTCGAACCAGCTCAGCGTCTTGGCGCGCTGCTCGGGGCTGGACGTGTTCTCCATGTCCAGCACATCATCGAGCACCACCACGTCCAGGCGTGCGCCCGTGATCGCCTTGGAGCCCGCACCGTAGGCGGCGACGCTGGGATCCTTGGCGATGGTGGTGCGCGCGACGGTGCACTCGTGCGCGTTCCACTTCGCGCCCTTCTTCGGCACCAGGTGCGGGAAGACCTCGCGGACCCTGGGGTTGTGGAGGATGTGCGCCTGGACCTGCGCCAGCCGATCCATCGCCTGCCCATCGGTGGCGCAGATGATGGCGATGCGCGCGTTCGGGTTCTTCCCGAGGTGGTAGAGGATCCGTCCGACGATCTGCTGGGTCTTGCCGTGACCCACAGGCGCCATGATCACGCCGTAGCGGTTGCGGTCGAAGAACGCCTGCCACTCCTCGTGATAGTCGGCGTTCTCGATGCTGTCGCCGGACTCCTCGTCCGGCATCGCGTACTCGATGAACGCGCTGGCGCCCACCACCGCATCCGGGAAGCCAACGATCTCCTCCCCGCGCGCCTGCCGGAGGTGGAGCTGACGCAGCGCCCGCGTTCGCTCCACCAACTCGGGCGCGCTGAGCTTCTCCAGCTCGACCCAGGGTGCAACCTCCTGGAGCGTCAGGAGCGAGGTCACGCCGCTGCGATCGCCCTGGTGAAGCTCAGCGTGGCCTCAGCCGCCGAGGCAGCGTGGGCACCCCTCACCAGGAGCCACGCCTCAGGCACGACCTCGCCGGCGAGCCCCAGGTCGTGCCGCTCGGCGCACGCCACCCCGCACGCCGCACCACCCGTGTGGGTGGCGACGAGCACCTGGGCATCCAGGCGGAGGGGTATCTGGCACGAAACGCAGCGCACGGGGTTCCTGGGGAGCAACTTCATGGGCTCCCCAGGTCATAGCACGTGCGTTTCAGGCCGTCATCTCCCCTGGCGCAGTGCTACCGCCTCGACGGCTGCGATCAGCGGAGCGCACGTCTCGCAGTCCCGGTCCACCTCGCTGGTGTTGGCCACGTAGGTGCGCGCCGCACCCAGGACGGCCACCAGCTCGCGCACCCTGTTCTCCACCTGGCGCTCAGCCAGCATGGCGTGAGGCGACCCAGGCTCGAAGCTCGCGTGAGCCCGCACCAGGCGCATCACCTCCTCCACCTCGCTCACTTCACCCTCGCGGTCACGGGCAGCTTCGGCCAGAGTTCTTCGGGGATGTCGCCACCGCTCCAGACGTTGTGGCTCACGATGCGGGTGCCATCCAGCAGCTCGAACTCGAAGCGCTGCCCACCGAAGCCGAGGCCGTCCCTGGACCCGCCTGGCGCTGGCTCCTTGCCGATCGTGTAGAGGAAGCGCCTGGGGCCCCGCTCCACGATCACAGTGTTGGGACCCCTGGGCTCGAGGAAGTGGTGGCAGGTGAAGCACGACGTGCGCTTGGCGCCACCTAGCAGGTGATCGTCGTTGTATGGGCGATGGCATTCCGGGCACTCCTGGAGCATCGCCCCAGCCACCTTCGCCGACTTGGCTGGGCACCAGGCAGGCACCGATCCGTGCACGAACGCGACGCGCACCTCCGGCCTCCTGCCCAACACCGCGAGCACAGGGTGGCGGCAGAGGCGCCCCTGGCGATCGTTATCCACCGAGTGGTCGCACTCCTTGGAGCACTCCTCCCGCACGCCGCTTCCAGCGCACGGGGAGCACTGCTCTAGCGGCGCGTCGCCCAGGTTGCCCCACGGCTCCCGCTTCCCACGCCCATCGCACGCTGCGCAGACCATGATGTGCGGCGCGCTCACGAGATGCCTCCCTTGGCCAACTCGCTGAGGGTGCGGCGCAGCTCCGCGCTCTCCAGCTCCGCCTTCTTCGCCCTGGCCACCCAGGAACGCACCTGGTGCTCCAGCGCAGCGCGCTCGGCCACGAGCACCGCGTGCTCGTGCTTCGGCATCGCCCCCAGCGTGCGAGCCACACTGTTCATCCCGGAGAGGATGTCAGGGTAGTGCTCGTCGGTGACCACGGTGGCCGTCCAGACCCGATCCTCGGGGCGCTTCGCCGTCTCGTCCACCACCACCAACGCGAGGCTCTGCCAGGGCCCCAGCATCAGCCTCGCCGTCACGTGGTGGAGCACCATCTCCTTGGCGTCCTCGTCGCGCATCATCGCGCGCGTGGTCTGAACGCCATCGGGGTGGTCCTCCTCGGTGTTCGGCGTGAAGGTGGCGATGGTGCGGCAGGTGGGGCAACACACCGTCCCGTCGTGCGAGCGCACGCCGCTCTCGCCGCTCCAGCCGCACCCAGGGCACCCATACGTCCCGGCGCTCACGTGGACACCTCGGCCGCCCTGGACACGGCCTCCGCCATGGCCTTGTCGAAGTCCGCGTTGAACCCGACGAGGTTCCCGCCCACCGCGCGATGCAGGATCACGGACCAGATCCCGAATCGGCGTCGCGCGCTCACCGCGACCACACCCAACCCCCTCAGCGTCTTGTTCACGAGGCCACCTCGAGCGCCCCGTTAGCAAGGAGCGCCCTCACCACCTCTTCGCCGCTAACGGTGAAGTGGTGCAGCGTGTTGGGGTTGTCGATCACGCAGATGATCAGCGAGACGCCGCCGGCTCCGCACGTGCTCCCTATCGTGAGTCCTCGACCATCGGGCAGCGTCCCGTTCGCCCCATGAATCTGGAGGAACATCCTGTTGGGTGGCGCCTTGCGCACGCTCACCTGAGCCACCGCCTCGTCCAGCTTTTCTCCCATCGTCGTCTCCCTTTGCTGCCACGGAACCGCCGTGGCTCGGAACGCTCAGGTTGTACCGCTCCTGAGCTTGTCGAGCAACTCCCTGGCGATGGCCAGGCGCTCGTCCTTCGGGAGCGCGTTGATGCGCTCCGCCGTCACGTGGTTGTCCGCCGGCGAGTTGGGTACCATGCGCGCTGGGTTGCGCGGATCCTGCGCCCAGCGGCGAGCGTGTGGTGGGCAGAGATGCTTCCCTGCCGCCGGCTCGGAGGCGCACTTGGCGCAGAGCTTGGCGTCGCATGTCTTGCCAGCCTTGCGCCCCGTGAACTTCCAGTCGCAGAGCAGCGTCGCCAGCCTCCCGCACTCCGAGCACGGGGGCCGGCGACGCCCGCGCGAGCAGACGATGCCGATCGCCTTCCCGTCGTCGCTGTAGAGCGTGTCGCAGGTCACGCCCTCAACGCCTCCCTGCGCCGCGCCTCGTAGGAGGCGCGCTCACCGCCGTCCAGGGGCAGACCTGCGCGCGCGTAGTGCCTGAGCACGTGTTCCCAGGGGAAGTCGCGCGGGAGGTAGCGCAGCTCGCACGCCACCTCGTGGCAGGACATGCCGTGACGAAGCCTGGAGTCCACGTTGCCGAACCCCGAACACTCGAGCGCATCGGGCTGGAACGCCTCTGGCACCGCCAGCACGCCGAAGCGGGTCACAGTGGGATCCTCCCGTACTTGACCGCGCTCTCCATGGCCTGTCGCGCCACATCCGGAGGCAGCCGGAAGAGGCCCTGAGCGCCCTTGTACGGGATCGGCGGGATGGCCACGCGCTCGCCGAGCAGCCAGCCCACCGGCCCACACCAGAACGGGTCCTCATGCAACCGCTCCAGCTTGGTGCGCACCTCCGCCGCTCCGGGCCCAGCGGCAGCCACGATGCGCGTGGTCCCCCTGTCGTCCCGGTACCCCAGCACGCGAGCGAGGCCCACGATGCCCGTGGGGCACTCGTCAGCGGGTGGCACGGGGGGGAGCACACCAGCCGCCGGCTCCCAGCCGCCGAAGTCGTACCGGAGCCCGGAGTGGAGCGCGATGCGGCAGCCGACGACATCGGCGTGAGGTGGCCATCCCCGGTTCTCCACCGTCTTGGCCCCGCTGAGGATGAGGTGTGCCCAGGGGCGCCAGAGCGACAGCGCCTTCACCGCGTCTTCTCCGGTGCGGGTCCGGGGTCCCTGAACCCATCGAGCGCAGCGTGAGCGGCGTGCGCCCTGCCCTCGAGGAGGCGCACGCGCTCCGCCCAGCGCTTCACCTCGGCCTCCAGCTCGCGCACCCGCTGCTCAGCCCGGATCGCACGCACCAGGGCTGCCTCCAGCTCGTCCTTCGGCTTGTCGGCCTTCGCCTCGGCCGCCTCGTGCGCTGGCACCACGAGGAACGCGTAGTGAGTCGGGGAGTTGGCCTGGATGGTCTCGAGCTGGTTCCTCGCCTTGGCCTCGGTGGGGAACTCCGTGGCGTGCTCCCGCACCGTCCAGACGCCCTGGCCCCAGTACGTCCCGTCGTTCACCCGCTGGACGCAGTAGGTGGGTGGCGCCTCACGTGGCTCGTAGTGGCGATCTACCGAGAGGGGTCGGTGCACCAGGTCCAGCAGGACCACGCACCACCGCTCCCGGCTCTTCGCGATGGAGGCCTCGTAGGTGTCCGTGACCTGGTCGTAGCTGAGGATCTCCGCGCGCTCGCCGGCGAGGAACGTGGTGCCAGACGGTGGCCTGCGGAGGGTGTGGACGCTCCCCACCGCGAGCGTGGGGGGGTCTGCGATCACGGAGAGCACGTGATCGCGCGGCACACGCACCGAGAGGCCGTTGGTCAGGAGCACCAACACCTCCGCGTCGTCATCCTGGGGCGAGCCGTCCACGAGCCCAGGCCCGTGCACGCCTGACGGGTGAGTCCGCACGAAGACCTCTGTACCGTTCCTGAGTCGCTTTTCCGTCGTCATCAATCCTCCTCGATGTTCCACGATCCCACGCTGCTCCCGTTGGCGTCCGTGATGGTGCGCGAGTGCACCGGCCGGAGCTGGCCACGGTGAGCCAAGAGCTGCTCCTGTATGTCGTGGAGGAGCGCCGCGATGTCAGCGCCGGTCTTCGCCCCACGGGTCCCCATGTCGATCTCCACCTTGAATCGGCGATTCATTTGTGGCCCCAGCCGCATCGTCCGCAGTGCCCACCAAGGCTGGGTTGGAAGTCGTGCTCGTCCCCGGTCGTGCTCCCAGGGCACCGGCGGCTCTTGGTGACGGGGAGCTGGCTCACCAGGTGAGCCCCCCACGCCATGGCCAGGCCCAGTCGCGAGCGGAGGCTGGCGATGGACACCGCCTGCATCCGCACCCCCAACTCGAGGGCAGCGGCCTCGGCGAGCGCCTTGTCGCGCTGCGCCTGGCACTGCGCAGCGTAGAGGGCGAAGCCCAGCGAGAGCAGGGCCATAAGCCCCGCCATCACCCACGCAGCCGTCACGAGGGCACCGAGCTTTCCAGCCACGCGCCCAAGAGGTCGAGCACCTCGCGAGCCTCGCGCTCCTGCCCAGCTTGCATCAGCTCGAACATGGTGCCGCTCCAGCCGTCCTCCATGGCCTCGTCGCAGTAGGCGAGGCGGATGTTGCTGGACGCGAGCCAGGCGCAGAGGTCCGCCGTCATGTCGTCCACCATCCCCAGGTGGCTGGGCTCTAGGTCGCCCAGCTCGGTGCCAGGGTCCGCCGCCGCAAACGCGTCGAGGCCGCTCTTGATCATCTCGTACCGATGGTCGTCGGGCCCGAACTCGCCGTGTGCGTCCAGCACCAACTCGATCGCCCAATCTGGGCGCCCATCCATCAGCGTCCAGAAGGGGTCGCCGTTGTCGCGTGAGCGGCAGACCATCAGCGAGCGGGCCGTCGCTGCGCGCGCGATCATTGCTTTCGTGATCTCCATCGTTCTTCCCTTTCTTGCGGCGCGCAGTGCGCCACTGGTGTGCTCGTACCAGGCGTCCAGGCCCGTCGCTACTCCTTGGCGCTGACGCCGGCGAAGGCGCAGAGGGCCCGGTGGTGCTCGGCGGACAACCCCAGGCGCTCCCTGGCACCTGGGCGGTCGAGGATGGCCCAGAGGGCGCGCAGCCCACCACGCACCAGGCGCTCGTCGCGCATCACGCGCTCGACGTGCTGGTTGGCGAACTTCCGCCCCAGGGGGCGCGTGTCGTCCTCGCAGGTTTCCACGGAGCTTCCCTCGGAGGTTCCCTCGGAGCCGGCGCGCTGCGCCGCCACATCAACGGCTCGCAGGCGCGCCAGCTCCGCATCGTCGATCACCGACCAGCCCATCCAGCCCATCACATCTCCTCGAGGATCCGTACCCGATTCCGGTGCGTGTCGCTATCTGGTGCATCGCTCAGCCACTCCGTGAGGAGCGTGCGACCATCGTCGGTGAGTGTTCCTCGTAGCACCATCACCACCGAGTCGTCCACGTTGGTGAGGCACCCAGGGCACCCCACCTCGCCGGTGTTCCTGGTGAACGGTCGGTTGCACGTGGGGCAGTGCGCACCCTCGCTCCCGTCGAATGGCCCCTCCTCGCAGTGCGGGCACTCGCGGATCACCACCGCGTCGTCGTCCACGTAGGCGTCGTCGCACGAGAGGCACACCACCAGGGTGGTCCCCTCGCGCACTGCCGCCTGAATGGCCTCGGCAACCTGGCTCTCAGCCTCGGCGCGCTTGGCCTGGGCCTCCTGGCGCTTGGTGGCCTCCTGGGCCTCCCGCTGAGCCAGCTCTGCGTCGGTAGGGGCAGGCGCCAGTCCGGGGACGTCTGGCAGCGTCAGCCCAGGAGGGGCCTGGAGCTGCTCGGTCCAGAACTCGGCCCCATCGGGCATGGTGTTCCCCGACGACCACCCGTACCCATCGTCGGTGTCCGTGTGGAACCCAGCGCCGAACATCACGGTGCTCCGCACCGCCAGCACGGGCTCCAGCCTGGAGCAGTGCGCGCGGAAGTCCTGCCAGCGCACCAGGGCGAGCCCGTACTCCGGGCCCCACCCATCTCGGCGCGGCTCGGCGCGGAACCAGTATCGACCCGGCGTCGCAGGGACGCCCTTCTTCCACTCACCCATCGTGATTCCCTTTCTTCGGCTCATTCCAGTGCCAGAGCGCGGCTCGGATGCGCTCCATGGCCCCCTCTCGCTGCTCAGCAGTGAGGCGCACCGTGCCGAGGCCGTTGCGCGTTGCCGTGCGCTGGATCGAGTCCGGGTCGGTGAGCGACGTCGCGGCATCCACCACCTCGGTGAACGTCGCCGCATCCAGCATCACGGCATTCGCCGCAATCGCGAGCGCGACCTTGTTGGGGTAGTACAGGATCAGCTCGTGCCATAGCTCGCGCTGGCGCTCGGCGAGCGTGCTCACGCTGCCACCGCCGCCTTCGCGCCGATCATCAGCGCGTAGCGCGATCGGGTGTCCACGTAGGCCGTCGTCCAGTATCCGAGCCTGCGGAGGCGCGCTGCGCACGCTGCCCTCGAGGCCTCGCAGTTGAAGCCGAGGTGCGCGCCGCTCATCGGTCCGCCGCCCTCGCGGCGCCAGCACGGGGTCAGGATGATCATCGCCCCTCCGAAACCACGCCGTCGAGGCGGATCAGCTCCAGCCTGATGCGGTAGCTCTGCCCATCGCGAGCCACGATCACCAGGCGCGAGGCCGGGAGCACGGTGGTGATGCGCCACTTGCCGGGGTAGCGCTCGTTCAGGATCTCGCAGTAGGCACCCACAGGCGGCATCGGCGTCTTCATGGCCTTGGCTCCCTTGCTGCCTCGGCACTGCGCCGGGGCTCGATGGTCGTAGCGGAGGCCGGCGACGAAGGCGAGCACAATCTGCCAACGTCGCCGATTTTTCTGCCTCACCCCCTCCGACGCCGAGCAGCCCACATCTCGGCCTCCTCGAGCCTGGTGAGGACCAGCGCCTTCTCGCGGCTGTTCGGCAGGTCCGCCGCTGCGTTCTGCGCGCGGGCGATCGCCTCGTCCACGCTGCACCCCACCACCGCCACCGCGGCTGCTTCCCAGGCAGCCCTCACCTCGGGGCCCACACTGGGCCACGGGGGGATCACCTTGCCGTCGTGCGTCAGGCCGCCCTTCGCTTCGTTGTACGCCTCGAAGGCGATCTGCCCCTTCGTCATCTGGACGTCCCCACCATCCTCGGCATGGCTGGGCTCGCACAACGGGTGTCTCGCGTCGTTCATCGCTTCTTCTTTCCCTTTCCGGTGACCTTCTGGCCACCCTCGCTGATGAGTAGCAGCGCAGCCCCGAGACGGCCAGCCAGCTCCACCGGGATGGCGTAACCCCGCTTCGGCTCGCCGCCGGGCTCCATCACGGGCATCAGCGCCACGCAGCCGTCGTCCATCTCGAAGACGCCGATGCCAGCCACCGTGATGACGTAGCTCTCGTCCGACAACTCGGCGTCGTCCGCCGGGCCTGCCGCCTCCATACCTTGGAGCTTTCGGCGCTTCCGGTGCGCCGCCAGGTCCGCCACGGGGGCGATCCGTGAGCGTTTCTCGGTCGTTTTCGTCGATTGTGCCCCCGTCTGAGGGGTCTCGGGGCCTTTATGCTTCGTGCTCATCCCGTTTTGCTCCTGGCGTTATGCTACGCGTCTTCCGCGTCGTCGGTGGAGTTCTTTGCTGCGAGCGAGGCAGGCAGTCTGCCCGTTTGGAGGTACGTGACGAGGTCTGCGGAGGAGAGGCCGTCCATGGTGCCCCCTGAGGCGGAGACCATGGGGATGATGGGGAGCGGCTGGGGCGCGCGACGCTCATCCACGGCGTCCAGGTCGCGGAGCTGCTTCACGAGTGCGCCGATGGCGGCGAGGTCTGGTGAGGCGATGGTGGCGACCTTGCCGGTGCTGGGGTTGATGACGGGGTTCCCCTGGGCGTCCTTGACGACCTTCTGGCGCTGCCAGGCATGGGCGAGCGCCTCGTTGAGGGTGGCGCGGAGGCCGTCCCTGCGTGCGAGCTGGGCGCCTGGTGCGGCGTCGTTCTCCTCCTCGCGCCAGCGACGCCGGACCTCGGCGATGTACTTCCAGCCGGTGCGGGCGTTGATGGCGAACTTGTCCTGGAGGTGGGCGATGACCAGGCCAGGGCGACGGAGGCGCACCAGGGCGGTGCTGGTGTCCTGGATGCGCTGCTCGTAGTCGTCTCGCTTCTTACGAGGCATCGTGGTCCCCTTCCGTGTGCAGCCGGTGCTGAACCAGGGAGGTGGCGCCCACGAGCTGCCAGAGCTGCTCGTGGCCCTGGACGAGCCCGAAGTAGGTGGCGACGCCCCTGCCTTCGGACAGGACCACGGCGAGCGCGACGTTGGTGACGCGCCCAGCCTCCACCTCAGCCGCCACCTGGCGCAGCCGCTCGGCGATCGCCAGCCTGTCCGCCGTGCCGCAGTCCAGCTTGATGACGCGCCCGCTGCACCAGGACGCGTGCTCACCGGCGCTTCCGCAACACTCGAGGATCCCAGCGGTCTCGTTGGTGGTGGGGAACGAGACATCGCCGCAAGCCGAGCAGCGCGCCCACCCGTTGCCCTGGTCGACCACCTCTGGGTGGGTGCACTCGACGTTATGAGGCATCGGGCGCCTCGCGCAGGGTGGCATCCGTGACGTTGGTGAGCATGATGGTGGCGACCCCAGCGCCCACATCGTAGGCGCCCTCGATCGCCGGCGCAGTGCACCACTCGGGGCCCTGGGGGTGCACTGCGATCCCCAGCTCCTCGAGGATCAGCTTGAGCCGGTTCGCCTCGGACACTAGGTCCACCGGGCTCACCACCGCCACCACATGCGGGAAGGGGAGCGCGCCCTCCATCTGGCCCTTCCCGTTGCCGGAGTCGGTGGTCTTGTACCCCAGCGCGCGGAGCAACGCGACGACGCACACCATGCCAGTGGGCAGGTCGACCGGTGAGTGCGCGGAGCAGACGTAGCCCTCCTTGGGGTGTCTGGCGATCTTGGCGCACCCAGTGCACCCATACGCAGCCCCGCCCCTGCCGAGGTACATGGCTTTACTGATCACGTGTGCGCCCCTTTCAGCTCCTCGTATGCGGCGATCATCCCCGCTACGTCGCCCTCAGCCATGGCCTTCGCCGCCGCATCGAGCGCCGCCCTCATCCACGTGACGGCGAAGATCCCGGCAGGGCCGATCTCCAGGTAGACGGGGATCACCTCGTCGCGCACGCGCGCCATCTCCTTGGGAAGCTCGGTTCCCAGGCTCTTCGTCTCCTCGTCCATCACGACACCGCCCTTTCAACGCGCTTCTCCGACCGGAACGACAGGATGCAGCCTAGCCCATCCCTCACCGTGAGCTTGGTGGGCACCCAGGCGACCTGGTGGTGGGGCCACATCTCGAGCACACCGCCCACCTCCACCACGACCCCATGAGGCGTCACCTGTAGGAGCTGGGCGCTGGTGAGGCGCACCATGGTGGAGCTGGTGGTGAACCCGCGACCCACCGGCTCCACGCGCGTCACCGTGACCTCAGCCTTCATCGCCCGTCTCCTGGTCTGGGATGGTGAAGTCCGGCGTCCCGCACGCCTCGGTCGCCAGCTTGGGGTCGCCCTTGACGAAGATGAGGACGTTCTGGTGGCCCTTGCCGAGCTTGCGGGATGCCTCGAAGATTTTGCCGCTTCGGCGAGGCAGCGACCCCACCGGCGTCACCAGGACGGCCTCGTTGTAGAACCGCGCTCCTGCCGCTTCGAAGGCACGGATGGTGTCCGGGACGAACCCCAGATAGGCGCCATCGGGCCCACGCACCTCCCCCACCACCCACACGAGGAAGCGGTTCGGCTTGAGCGCCTGGACGGCCGCCTGGATGATGGCTCCGTAGGCTGGGCGGAACTCGGGGTAGGCGAGCGTGCTGAGATCGCGCTCGTCGTCGCTGTAACGCTCGAGGTCAGCGTAGGGTGGGCAGCTCAGCACCAGATCGAAGCTCTCGTCCACCAGGTCCAGGAGGTCTCGGCTGTCGCCCTCGATCCAGCGCGCGCTCCCGTGCGCAGTGCCGCTGGGCGCGGAGCCACCCACATCGCCGGCGACGTTCCACAGGAGCGCGCCTGGGGCGGCCTCCTCCTGGAAGAAGCGCCACGCCTTGGCGTCGTAGTTCGAGGCGCTGGCGAACGGTGGCTTGATCTTGGCGTCCTGCGCGAACTTCTCGGGTGCCTTATGGACCGTGGCGCTCCCGGTGTCGGAGCCCTCCTTGCCCACCACGATGGCGTGATGCTCCGCCTCCGGGAAGGCCAACTGGAGCGACCTGGTGAGGACGCCGCTGCCAGCGACGCACCAGACCTCGCTCGGCTCGAGGTCGTCGGCGACCTCCCTGGCATACCTGGCCAGCTCCCCGATGAACTCTGGGCAATCCACGCCGAACGGCACGTTGAAGGCGCCGCTCTCCTCGGCGTACCCCTTCGCGCGCTTCCGCACCTGCGAGAGGTACCCAGGCGCCACGGTGATGACCTGAGCGCCTGCCGCCTCCGCCGCCTTGGTGATCGGGTG